AGCCCCTGCCAAAGAAGAATCAAGTCTGTAATACTGCTGAGTCGGAACAATGCCTCGCTGTGTGCCGATAGGTGTAGCGGCAAAGATGGGGCTTGTGTATTCAATTTGGCCAGCAGCCGCTGGGCTTGTCAGCGTGTCAGAAGTTAAAACAAGTATTGACATGATTACCCTTCGTACAGAATGTTGACAGTGCCAGCATCAAAAGTGTCTGTTCCGTTGACAGTGGTAAGACGAATCATATTTAATGTTCCAGCAAGTGTTTTACCGCCAGCAATAACGCTACAAGAACCCGCAACATCATAAATATTTCCAATACCAGACCACATATTAGAACCCATTGCTGTAAAAATAAAACTTCCAAAATAACTAGAAGGCCCTGAAGAACCATTAGTAAAAACAAAACCTGCGGAAGATACTTGCGAACGGGTTGTATTGTTGGTAGTTGTAACAATGCCAGCCATTACTGAATAGCCTGTTGTTTCCGCTGAATTATTTACACCTAATTGAATTTGTAAATTGCTTGTGCTGTTTGTACTCACAGCATTTACCATCAAAGTAATTCGTTTAATCCAACTTGGTAAACTTGTGAAGTCAATTGAAGTGCCTGATGTAGACGCAACCGCTGTAGCCAATGTATTGACAGCATTTGTCGCAGTGGCGGCTTGAAGTGTCAGCGTGTTTGTCCCCGCAACAGCAGGGGCGGCAATCGTTACCTGTCCTGATGTGTCGCCTGTTAATACAAGTGAAGCCATTTCAATCCTTTACAGAATAACCCAGCGTGAGCCAGAGGGTAGGGTTACTGTGACCCCTGTGTTTAGGGTGATTGGCCCGACAGACATGGCGCATGATCCTGATGTGATGGTGTACGAAGCTGTGACTGTCTTGGTGTTTTCGTAGATCGGTACGAGCGGGGCAAACGACTGCCCACTGCCGTCACCAACCATTGAAGAAGCTACTTTAGTCAGTGCCATCAGTTATTCTCCTCTGCGGGCAATGGCGTGTTGCCAGCTTCAAGCCAGCGCAGGTACTCTTGGTAGTCGGTGTTGGCTGGGTCGAATGGAATGCAAGCGTTGTCTGCAATCCGTTTTACTGTTTTGATTTCGCCTGTGATTGAGTCTTTTACTAATTTATACATTTTATAACTCTATGTTTGCAGTCCAAACTGCTGATTTTGTGCCGTAACTATTGGTGGCTCCATTTTTATACATACGACTCCTGTAAAAAGTTAAGTTTGTAGCATCAACACCGCCATCTGTCCATGTTCCACTCATAGAAACACTAGATTCCGTTACTGTTGGGGTAGCTCTTTTTGCAACAACAAATTGAGGGAAACTGTATTGACTTGTACCAGCATCCCAGTTTGCACCACTTAAGTTTGGAGCATTTATAATTGCGCTGCCACCGCCAACTTCATAATATCTTTGGCAAAGTTGGAATTCAGTCCCATACGAACGATACTCAAACGGGGAGGCAGTGCTTCCCGCTTCAAGCTGCACATTACCAATCACCCAAGTTCCAGATGTTTGTGCGCCAACAGTGAAAACAATTTCAATGCCTGTTGTAGCGGCTGATGGAATACTGATTTGAGTGCTGTAATTTGTCAGTGTTGAAGTAACAGTGAATGTTCCAGTAGAAATCTGTGTCCTCGTCGGGCTTGCCAATGTGCCAAATGTGTCAGCAGTGTTAGCGTAATAAGCAGTCCATGTCACAGTGGTCAACAAACTATTTGAAATATTGACAGACAAAGTGGCGGTAGAACCAGCCATGTCGTAGCTATTTAATTGCTCAATTCGTTGACCAATGCCCACCGCAGTGACAGATGCCGCACCAGTAATTTGCAAATTGTTTTTGATTGCGCCTGAGCCAGCAACTTGTGCCGCAGTGACATTTGCGCCAGTGCAATAAACATAAAACCTATCAACAGTTGAATAACCAGCGGCAATAGTAGAACCTGCAGTAATTGTTGCAGACGTTGCCCTTTGCGCAATTTGCATCGCACCATTGATGATCCTATTGCGGAAGGTGGTGTTGTTTGAGCCTTGTTGGGCAATGGTCACTGCGTTGGTCATGCTAATTGTTCCTCAGTTGGACGCGGTAATGTTGGGTGATTCCACGCCGCTATATAGTCCCCATGACCGTCAGAATCATTCTGCAAGCGGATGGTGTCTACGAAGTCCGCATCTTGCAGCTCAGGGTAGAGTGCTTTGATTTTTTCGTAAAGTGTCATCATGCCGACCTCACAAGTGCTGCTGAAAATTGACAACGACTTGCGTCAAGTGCTTGCGGGCTTGTTCCGCCAACATAAGCATACGCCTCCAAATAATCCGTAGAGCCATTCAAATAAACAACCCCTGAATACACAGCAGAAATATTGCCCCATAAGTTTGTGGTTGGCCTATTATCTGTTCCTGTTTTAAAAGACGAACCGTTTTTGTACAAGCTGACAATGGCAATGTTAATATTTGTAGAGGCTGAATAATAATTACAAACAATGTTTACTTGGTAATAGCCTGCAACATTTGGGGTAAAACGATAATTTGTTGTTGGGTCATAACAAGAAGCAGTATCAAACTCTTCACTGTTGAATGTAATTTTTGTATTAACACCAGAACTAAGTGTTTGACTTGATGTTATGGTGGCGCTAAACGCAGGCCCAGTACCGGCAACGCCTGTTGCTAAATATGTTTGTGTGACACCGCCAGAACCAATGTTTGCAAGCGCAGAGCCACCAGCCAAATAAGTAGACGACACACTGCCTGCGGTCGCAGGAATGGCATTCAACACACTGGAGACATAAAAGCTCTCAGTCACCACTGTATCGCCTGCGGTGCAGGCGTTGGTCAAGACAACTGTTGTTCCTGTGGTGGCTGTGAAATCTGTTGAGACAAGGCGCACACCGTTTCTGTACACGTCAATGTAGCCAACGGTATAGCTTGGGGTTGAGAACGATGTCTGTCCTGCGGTCGCAGTGAAATTGGTCACAGTCCTGTAGGCCGTGGTGGTCACGCCCGATGCTGGGATGCCAAGGTAGCGAACAGAGATGTTGCTTGTCCCGCTCGGCGGGGCAGCAGAGAATGTCAGCGTTGTGCCGGATACTGAATATGTCGATGGATCTTGCACCACACCAGTCACAGCCACAAGAATAGACGACGTGTTTGCCGGAGCCACCGTCATGGTGAACGCAGTCTGACTTCCCGTCCCGCTGAACGTGTCAGTCAGGAAGGCTACTGAGATTGGTGAGTTGCCGATATAGCTCATACCGCAATCTCCGTGACAGTCATTGAAGAAATACAAACGCCGCCAAAAATTTGATTTGATGCACTGGCATTAACTGTTGTTGTTCCAGCGGAATTCTGTCCGTAACGCAATTTGAATGTTGTGGAAGATGTTGTTCCAGAAGTCATGTAATAAGTCAATGGAATAGTCACGCCACCTGTTGCAGACGCCATATAGGAAGTAGTTGCCGCAATCGCATTTGCTGTTGAATCTTGGAATATGGTAATTATTAGCCAACCTCCAGCACTTGAACTGAGTTCCACATTGGCAGTTATCAAAAGTTTTGTTGTTGCGCTTGTTGGGGTAATGGAAACTGTGAATAATTCTGCGCCCTCAGTATTTTGAGGAATTGTGTTATCAAGCGGGATAGTAGTTGTTGTTGATGCAAGCGCCCCTGATTGCACATTTACAACTTGCAATACTGCACCGGCGTAGCCTATCTTTGCTCGGGTAACCGAACTAGAAGCAAGTTGAGTTGATCCAACCGAACTGCTTGCCAATCCATCTGATCCAATTGTGCTTATTGCCACGGTGTCACCTCAACCCAGTTTGTTGTAGCTTCATCCCAGCCATAAATTTTTCCGTCTGTTGGCATGGGAATGGGTGATTCCCACAAACATGTTTCTTCGTTCAATACCCAGCTTGGGAATGTTTTTGGCGGGATAAAAGCATCTCTTTGTCTGTCATAGGCAAAACCAATACCCGCATAGTTTTTACGAAGAGGTCTGCCTTCTGGATGTTGACCACCATGCGTGTTGTATGAAGTCTGAATCCATTCGCCGGGGCTTGTATCCACAAACGTGTCAAAGAACTCAGGCTCAGCAACGATAACTTGAACAACAACGCCATCACAAACTTTTGCAAAATGACTCATGCTGTGTAACTCCCAGACGAAGTAAACTTTAAGATGGTGTTTGCGCCTGACGTAGTCACAGTTGGTGAGCCTGTAGTTGTTCCTGTGTAGTTGATTGTTGGAACTGCAAGGATGACAACACCAGAACTTCCCGTGCCGCCAGCATTATTGCCGCCACCACCAGTGCCGCCATTACCAGTGTTTGCGCTAACAGCAGTGCCGCCAGCGGCATAAGTTACTGCGGAGCCTGTGATAGAAACAGACAAGCCAACTCCGGCAGTCGACCCAGATGCTGCGCCTCCAGCACCGCCACCAGCACCGGGGTTAAAGTTACCCGGGCCACCAGAGCCAGCATTTCCTTGACCTGACGTTGCTGTACCACCACTTGTAGCAGATCCAACACCGCCGCCACCGCCACCCGAACCACCATTTCCGCCATTACTGTTACCTGAGCCATAACCGCCACCTATAGCGGTCAAACTAAGACCAGTTGAATTAGTTCCTTGAGTACCGTTTGTAGGCGAACCGCCTGCACCTCCAGCACCGCCACCGCCAACAACAAACGAATATGTAGTCCCAGCACTCAATGTTGATGTGCCTTGCAATAAACCCCCAGCGCCAGCTGATCCGCCATTATTTACAGTGCTTTGAGCGCCACCACCACCGCCACCTCCGGCAACAATAAGATATGAAACTGGATACGAAGTGTACGCATAAATAACTGCCCAGCCTGTAGACTGATAAGCCTCATATTGGGAAATTGTGGTGTTGTAGCGCATCATTCCAACAAGCGGGCTTGCAGGTCTTTGTGCAGTTGTGCCAGCAGGTAAATCAAAATACCCAGTAGATGTGTTGTCTTGATCTGAAACTGCGGTTGGCGTTACTGATACTGTTTGCCAAGAATTATCGCCCCGCAAAAATGTAGAAGAACTTGCTGTTCCTGTTGCTGTTAAAGCAGTTAAACCAACCGTACCCTGACCCGGCGCAATAACCTGCGTGATCGGGCTTGTGTAATACACATAAATGTTGTTCGTGCCGCTGGACGGGGCAGAGGTAAACGTGATGGTGTTGCTGCTGACTGTGTAAGCGTCCGATGGCTTTTGAGGCACATTGTTGACAACCACCTGCACCTGCGCCACAGAGGCCACTGGGCGAGACAACGTAAACGCCGTGGTCGAAGCATTCCCGCTGAAGAAATCTACAGCAGGTGTAAACGCCTGTGTGGTTGGAGTGTTGCCAAGAAAAGCCATATCAGACCACCGTCAAACCAGAAACCCAAGCATCAGCGGAGGATGCCGCGCTCACTGCAATTTTTAACGCATCGGATGCTTGCAGAATAATTCTGTTGCCTTGAATTACTTCCAATGAACCACCAACCGGCACGGTGGCTGTCTCCACCAAGTAATAATTGACTGCTGAACGTGTTATGTACACGTCGCAAGTGATAGGCGAAGTAACTGTGTTGGACACCACAAGGCTGGCTACCGCCAAAGTGCCAGATGAAACCGTGGTCACAGTTGACCCGCTGGTGCTTATGTTCTTGACTGCGTACGATACGTTGGTGTAGGTCGCCATTTCTTATCCCATCATAAAAGCAAAATAGTACGCTTGGTCAACACTCGCCCCGGTATTTTCTTGCCAAGACGGGGCTACGCCCGTGCCGTTGGATGTCAGCAAATACCCGCTTGTACCCGGATTGTTGCTTGAGACTACGGTTGTTTCTGCGGGTTGAGTGACAAACACGTCCTTTGTACCGGCGCTGAAAACGACCAATGACCCGGCATTGCTGGAAGCCAGCACAGTGTTTCTGGCAAGCGTTGTACCCGAAGATGTGTACGTGCCAATACCAACTTCCCACTCTGTGCCACTCTGAGCTGAAATTGTGTAATAGGTGGTGTTGGCGTTCCCGATGACAGCAAACGACTGATACCCAGTCGATGCCCCGAGCAGAGTCACTGTTCCCGTACCAGTCGTCGTGGTTGTCTCTTTTACTCGGTCTGCAAGTACAAAAGCCATGTGTGTCCTTATTCCGTCTCAACCAACGTCCAGTCGGATGTCTCTGTGTCATCCACCAACGCCCAGTTGGACGTTTCTGAGTTATCGACCAAAGTCCAGTTGGCTGATTCCGCGTTATTCACCAACGCCCAGCCAGCAGATTGGGAATTGTTGACATTTTGCCAGTTTGCGGTCTGGCTGTCATCTACCAACTTCCAGTAGATAGCAATCACATTTCCAACCGCGCCTGCGGCTTGCACCCCAGACAGGGCAACCGAAACGTTCTTGACTACCGAGCCAACCGATCCAGTTGCACTGTCTCCAGTTATTCCGGCAACCTGCGCAAACTCGACATTACCAGCAGCGCCGTTTGCCTGAACCCCAGTTAACTCCCTTATCAGGTTGTAAGTGACTGTTCCAACTTCGCCTATAGCTACGTCGCCGGTTGTTGCGTCCGACTCGTTGTAGAGCATTGTCCCGACAGCGCCGGAAGCCTCTACGCCTGTCAGCGCGACCGTTCTTTCGCCAACCGTTACAGTGCCAACCGCGCCCGAAGCCTCTACGCCCGACAGAGCAAGCGTCAGCGCTGCTGCGGGCGCACCAACAAAGCAATCGGCGCGAACTTCTTGTATCTCAGGGAAGTTGGTTTCATCTACCCCGCCAGTCTCGGCAAGAACAAAAACTCCTGTTAGAGGGATAGAAATATCAACGCTGACTGTTCCAACGCTACCTGTTGCCTGATCCCCTGTTATTGCCTGAGAGCCTTCGGCTACAACTGTACCTACATTACCTACGGCTTCGACGCCAGTCAGGGCAAACGCCTTGACAAGCTCAACAGTCCCAACATTTCCAGACGCAGATACACCCGTCAGGGCAACGACGACTACATTCTCACCAAGAGCGGCGTACGGTGACTGGGCGTATGCGGATATACCAAACATGGTCTACGGCCTGCGCCGCCTCCGCTTAGGTTGTAGCCAGACGCAACAGTGCTGTGGAAGTGGTGTTTGCAGGCATGGTCAGCGTAAAAGTGCCTGCTGTAATGGTCTGAGAACCAAATGTGTGGACGCTCACCGCCTTGTTACTCTGCGATGCGTTGTAGATCAACACGGCATCAAACGCTGTGGTCAACGTCACTGAGGTGTAAGTCAAGCTGGCAGAAGGTGTCCAGTAGGCTACGCCAGCAGTTGCTGATGCGTTTGTTGCAATTGGAGCGGTTCCGTTTGTTACAACCACACCTCCAGCAGAATACCCCGCACCTGTTACTTCTCCAGTTGTTGAATACACGGTAGTTGCTGCGTTGATGGTGGCAGAAGCCAAGTACAAAGCGCCCCTGAAAGTGTCAGCGGCTGAAGATGCGCGGGTTGGTGCAGTGCCAAAGTTGTGTGTTGCAGTCAGCAGCTCGCCCATGAACGAGGTACACATTGATTGGGTATTTGCCACTTGGATTCTCCTTAAAACGAAGCTGCTTCACCACCGGCGAATACCGGCGGCTTCTTCAAAGTCACATGCGCGGAACGGTGGACAAGCTCGCCATCCAACCAGTATTCAACCCATGTGGTGAGTTCATTGTCATTATCGACTGTGCCTTCCTTCTTTACAAGCAAGGAGTCATCCATTTCGCCTTTGGTTGTCGTTACAAGTGCCATTACACGATCCTTATGATTGCTGTGGTATCTGTGGCAGCAGGGAACTGAACCACAAAAGTTGTTGTCGATGTTTTGTTTGCGCCGAAATCTAAAACACAGACTGCGCCATTGTCGCCTGCTTTGTAGATCAACGCGCCACGGGCTGTGATTGCGCCTGTCCAAGAAGCGTTTGCAAAGGAAATGTACGCCGTTGTGTTTGGTGCATTGCCCGTGGTCGGTGTCTGATTTATTGTAAGAATCTGGCCACCTGCCGTATACCCAGAAGCCACAACCTCGCCCGTAGTCGTATAAGCAGTGGTAGTCGCATCAAGCGTGGCTTCATTGGTATAGAGTGCAATGTAGAACGTGCCTGACGTAAAGTTAAACGTGCCGTTCAGCAAACCTGTACGGAACGTGTTGCAAGTGTAGTTGCCAGTAAACGCCATTACTTGACTCCATTGTTCTGAGGCAACGGAGCCACTCTGTACTGACCACTGCGATACGCATCGCTGCGCTCCAGACCATCGCCCAGACGGATAGCCAAGGCAAGTGCTTCCTTGTATTTCATGTCGTATCCGGTGATGATGTCAACCTCACCCTTCATAAAGGTGTATGCCTCCACCAAGGAGCCGTAGAGCAGCACAGAGTCAAAGTTGTCACCCAGCCATGTGGTCAAAGCTGTGGTGATGGATTCTGGGTAGTAGTAATAGTGCAGCTCGACGTAATACGCGGCATCCGGTGTTGGGCCAAGAATAAGAGACAGCTCATTTGTGATTGCTGAACTGACAATTGTGGGGCCAAACAGCGCGTAGTATTTTGGCTCGCCTGTATCGTTGGGGCTTGGGTACGCCTGACGGATGAAGTTCACATCCTTGTTGAGTAGATACTCAAACGTGCCGGTATCCAAGTTTCCGCCGGTAACACCTGTCACCAACGCCAACGAATAGACAGACAAGAAGTCGTTTGGCAAAGATATGTACTTGTTGTTTGCCGTGATTGGGGTGTATTGATTCTTGCGCAAAGACGGGAACTGAACCGAGTTGTAAATGCGTTGTTCAGCCTGCTGGATGAACCGATTGATCTGAGTGGTTGAATTCTCAGTCGATCCATCAGCAAGGTATACATCGGGAAACTGGTTCTCCGTGTAAGACTGAATCGCAGTTACAAGCTGGCTGTAATTCATGCCATCGGGCCTCTGGCCAACTTGCCTTTGGTCTGTGCTTTACCACCACGCACCACAATCCCAGAAGTTTTCATGGGAGGATAGTCTTGGCTACGTGTGTTGGCGACAGACACGTTTGCTTTGCGCATGGTTGTCTTTGCTGGCTCTTCACCAACAACGACATTAGGTTTTTTGGTGGCTTGTTTGTATGTGGCCATCTCAGCCTCCGCGACCAGAAGAACGCTGGTTCATTATCTTGGCCATGTTGCGACCATACTTGAGCATGTCACTGTTGGTTTTACCGCCAGCGCGAAGCTTGGTCATGGGTTTGCCGGGGTGTAGCTTTTTCTCGTGCTTGTGCACGGCCCCAGCAATCATCTTTTTGTCTTGTGCTAAATCTTTCTTGTCCATCATCGACTCCTTATGTCGTTGCAACTGTAACTGTACCAACTTCTACCGCTAAAACCAAGTTGTTTGGGGTGAGTCCGTCGTCATTTGCTCTTGACCCACCCACTGGTGCCCAACCCCATTGAAATATCCGACTACCGCCACCCACAATACCCTGCGCGTCCACGTTGGGGCTGTTGGTCAGGACAATCTGCAAACCTGTGCGCCCAGATAGCTGGTAGCTCAAGTCCGGCCTTGGGTCTCTCACCCCTTGCGGATCGTCCACTGGGTACATACCCAACTGGAGCTGTGGCTGATCGGGATCCCAGCACTGCGGGCACACCTTCAAGTCGTATGTCTTGGTCTTGACAACGAGCTTTTGGAGCGCCGTGAGCTTGAACCTGAATCCACACCGGTCGCACTCGGCAATGGAGTTCTTGCCGGAGGAAAACCGGTTCCCCATTACGTACTGCTCCCAATGAACATCTGTCTGGGCACGAGACGCAACGCGGCGCGTTCTTGATCTTCGTCAGCCGCCGTCATCCATGCCTCGTCGTACTGCTGTTTCAAGACCCCAAGGCGATCCATACCCCCCGGCACCTTGAGCGCGATGTAATAGGCCAGTCCAGCCACCATACAGGGCACAAAACGGAAGGGCACGTCCATGACATTGACACCACCGCCAGCATCCTGCACGCGACGCATGCGCCAATACACGAATTGGTATGTCTGAGAGCCGTCAGGCGTTGGCCACATGGTTACGCGGGGGATGTTGTTGACGTAAATCTTGGCTGTGGCGCTTGCGGTATGCGATGCGGCTGTCGTTCCGTTCTGACCACGGTAGCAGTCCCCCAATGTGTTGCCTTCAATGTAGTTGTAGAAGATGGTTTCGCTGTCCAAATTGATGTAACCAATAGCAGGCAAACCCGCAACCGTGGAAAGTTCAATTGTGTTGATGGAAGCGTTGATACTTGTCGCCAAAACCGCCGATGTGGGGCTTATCTGGCCATCCAAACGCTGATACCAGACCTGAATGGGTCTGGCTTGGGTCAATTTGTTGGGTAATGTGGCGTAGGTGGACACGCTGATACGCGTGATTGTCAAATCTGACTGTGTTGACTGGACATTTGCCTGTGTTCTGATGACGTGATCGAGCAAATCGACAGTGTCAGCAGGGATGGGGTAGGTGTTCAAGCCTTGAGTTAGGGTGATCGTGCCCTGCTCGAACGTCCACATGTTGACACCGCGATTTGCCCAATCAGCAAACAATAAATTCAGCGACCGGCGAGCCGTTCTCAGGTCATACCCAGTGCGCATCTCTGAACCAGCACGCTCAAACGCCTCCTCCACCAGCTCGGTGAGGTCTAAATTAAAGCCTGACTGTCCAGAAGTTGTTGCCATTATCTAAATCCCGCCGTTTTCTTTGCCACCTTGGGTGGTTGCTTCACGAACTGTTTCCCTTTAGCTTTGCCAGCACGTTTTGCACGCGTTGTCGCAGCGTACTCAGCAGGGCTGAGAGCTTTGATTGCAGCTTCTGGAAGATACCTTTCGCCTGTGTCAGAAGATTTTTTGCCACTTTTGGTTCTCCACTTTTGGTCACCCCAGTTTTTCAAGGACTGTTGCGGCGCTTTCAATCTTTGTACCCCCCGCCAGCAGCCTTGTACTTCTTGGCCACCAACTGGGCTTTTCTAGCCGACCACTGACCTGCGCCAGTGCCGTGAGTTGCCGCCGCCTTGACCTGCGACACAATCCGTTTGCGCAAACTGGGTTTGGTGTAATTTCCAGACGCGTTCACTTTCCCGCCCTCTTTGTACTGGGTGAAATCGGTATCGTCCCGACGGGCTTTTTTCTTCCCGCCGGGCATTTTGGAGGGGTTGATGTCCCCCATACCACGGCTGGACATCATCTCAGCACATCTTTCCGCCGGACTTCATGGTAACCATCTTGCCTTTGGTTTTGCCTTTGACAGCAACACCGTCTTTACTGGGAGCAGCAGTTTTCACTGAACCCATCTTGGCGCTGGTCATGCCACCAGAAGCCATCTTCTTCATTGGCATTTCTTTTTTGCCTTTTGCCATTTCTTTTTTCTTGGCAATCATTTCCATGAAAGGGTTTGCTTTAGCCATATCACCACCTCTTTTAAAAGTTTTGCCTTTGTCGGCGTTTGAAAAATCCTTGCCCACAGACTGCGGGACTCCTACCCTCTTGGCAAACGCTGGACTGTGCGCCACCGCTTCCATGAATTTGTGCTGTTTCTTACTCGTGCTTGGCATACTTGGCCACCAAGTTTTTAACAGTTTCAGTTTCCCAGATGCGGATAATCATCCACACAATGGTCAATATTCCACCAACAAGGGCTACGACGGGAGTCATCCAGCCCATGAAACCACCGAGTCCAACAACCACAGCAGCGCCATCAGTCATTGTTTTTACATCGTTGTTCATACCATCCGACCTTTTGTTTTGCCTTTGACAGCACAGCCGTCTGCACGGGCAGAGGCTGAACCACCCTTGGCATAATTCTTTGAAGGAATTTTTACTTCCGAATTGGGCTTACTGCGCTGCGCAGGAGGGGGTATACGTGCTTCAGGTTTTTCACCCATATAAGGTAGCTGCTGAATTGGTACTTTGAACTGCGGAGTATCTGATTTAGCCATGATGTTTCCTCAACATTTCCACGCCCGAAGGCTTTTGTTAATCCTCGAATTTGGATCCTTGGCGGTTTTTTCGCTCGTCAATTTCTTTTTCATCCCTTCCATACGGGCGCAAAAAGAGTCGCGGCGACTGCCGCCCTCTGGCTGGGGAGCTTTCAAACCCGGTTTCCCCGGGTTCGCTTTGTTGTAAGAGGCGCGTCCTTTGGCGTTCAAGCCGCCTTTGGGATTCTTCCCCTCTGCTCGTTGCCATGCTGGTGATTTAGCCATAGAACACAGTCACGCTGGCAATGTTTGTCAGCGTTGCATAAATGTTGGTATAGCATCTGACACCCTCGCCCGGCACCAAAACGTAGAACGAGTTGGGGTTTGAGTTGGATGGAATGTCGATCTCAATCACAGTTGTACCGCCGGAACCGCCATCTTTCAACAACAGTGTTCCAGCAGTACTCGCTGTTGCGCAGATAGAAAACCCTTTGATACGCGCTGGCTGGGTAAAAACCGAACCAGACGCGTTCAAACGCGTTGACTTGACGTCATACTGCATCGTCATGGGGTGCTCCTAATCAGGAATTGGCAAACGGTGTGGCAACAGTGCCTGTACCCAATGCAACACCATTGACCATGTATTTGAGAGCAGCGATTGCGTAAATCTGCACCCAAGTACCAGCAACACCACCGGTTGTGCCACCGTTGAAGTTGATGAAGTCGTTTGCGGCTGCGGCAGTGTAGGCAACCAAAGCGTTGGAGCTGTCTGTGTCCACACCAAAGATGGTGCCAATGTACTTGTCAGTACCGTCAGTACCAATCTTCAAAGAGCTTGTGGCAATGGTTGTGGGAACCCAGATGGTGTACACAACGCCTTGGTTGTTCGGTGTGCTGGGGTCTTGGCCGGGGCCAGAAGTGGTTGGGTTGGCATCAGCATTGATGGTAGGCAGAGTCAGTGTGATGTCTGCGGCCAAAGTGCCACCAACGGAAAGAATGCGACCGCCGTGGTCAACGGGGTTCAATGTGGTTGAAGCGGTGATTGCGACAACAGAGGCGGGGCCTTGGTTGTACATGCCAGCCAAAGAACGGACTGGGCCTTGAAATGTGGTGCGTGCCATGTTTTTTCCTCACATGCGATTGAGGCGTATCTGTCTGCATGTCGTCAGCCGGGACTGTCAGATACACCGGAAAACCCCGGAATGGTTTGAATATACCTTAAATAAAAAGGGGGCACAAGGCCCCCTCCCAGTCGCTTACGCGCCTGCTGAACCCCACATACCGAGAGGATCAGACCAGCCGAAGCTGTAACGCTCACGAGCCTTGTAACGGACGTTGCCGGTATCAAAGTCGCCGTCCATTGAGTTGGACAGAGGCATACGCTCGAAGTGCTTCATGCCGTTTGGAACGTCCGTAATCAAATACCAGCCGTTAACGTCGGTCAAGAAGTGGTTGACGGTGTAGCCTTCAGGGATTGCGCCCATCTGCTTCAACGCGTTGATGTCGTTGTCGGCAGTAGAAACACGCAGCTCAGTGTCAAGCAAACGCTTGGCAACGAACATCAGTGAAGGAGGCACAATCATCTTGCGGGGCTTGGCGGCAATCAACAGGCCACGTTCATCAGTCCACGCTGCGATTTGAATCACGGCGTTTTCCAATGAAGTTTCGTTCAAGTCCACACCAGTGGTTGGGCTGTTGTAGTTAACAGAGCCGTTTACCAAAGGGTGGCCAACACGAGTGCTGGAGCTGTTGTTACCGAACAAAGTAACGCCGTCACCACCCAAGTAGGAGCCATTGAAACCGTTGTTGATAACAGCGGCTGCTTTGACTTGCTTGGTGTATGCCATTGCACGGGCCAAAGCTTTGGTGTAACGAGCAGACAAGCTGTCGTACAAGTTATCTTCAATCGCTTCTTCAGTGATTGAAAAACCCAAGGCGATGGTTTCGTGGTTGTAACGTGCAGTGAACGCTTCTTGCGCATTGTCATAAGCAATGGCAGAACCTTCGTTCTTGACGGGAGCAGCACCGAAACCAGCAAGCTTGGTCTCTTCTTCAAAGCTACGCTCAGATTTCTCTGTTTCGTAGATTTCTTTGTGCTCTTCGCCGTAGCGTGCATATTCCATACCGAACAAAGCGTTCAGGCCGGGGAGCAACTCTTTAAGTAGTTGTGCGCGTGAAATTGCCATTTTGAGTTACTCCTTACAGGCCAACAGCGTTGGTGAATGTGTGATAGCCGGGGTTAATTTTGACAAGGATGTCGGTGTAAGCGTCGCCTACAGTCGAGAAACCTTGCATATTAACGAACCCAACAACACGGAAAGCTGCGGTGGTAGTCACAGCCGAGGAACCTGCTACAACAGAAGCTGTAGAGTTACCTGTGGATGTGCTGCCAGTTGCCACAGCGCTGGTTGAGAAAAACACGTTTGCGCCAACCGCAGCTTGTGTCACACTGCCAGCGGACTGGACTTGGAACACAACACCGGGGTCATCCACAACGTAGGCGTTAATCACACCAGTTGTACCTGTGGGGTAGTACTGAGCGTAAATTACTTGGCCTTGTGTGTTGATGTAAGAACAACCAACAAACACACCTACGATACCGGTATTAGCGGTGCCAACGGGGAAACCATTGGTGGTCGCGTCAGCGCCGGTTGCGGTTGCCACAGCCAGATAGCCAGACGAGTTCACATACACGGGCGAACCGTTGTAAATGTTCGAGGCAGTGCCTGCGGGGTCGATGAGATAAGAACGGGTTGCACCTGCGTATGGTGTGCCGCCCAACTCATTTACGGGTTTTAGGCCGTAAGGGGATGCTACTGATGCCATTTAAGGACTCCTTGTTTATTTAGAACCTGAACCAAATCCGGCTCCGCGACTGACTGACGATTTTTTCTCGGCAAACAGAGGCATCATCGGGTTGTTGTTTCGCATGAAGTGGTTGTCCACTGATTCCATCTGGTTCTGAGCTTGCGCGTCGTAGTACTCATCACGGGCTTTGGCGCGTTCGACGGGCATCTTGCAGAGCATGAGACCGCCAATTTCGACATTACCTGTTTTCTCACTACCAACAATCATCAACTCAGGATGGTCTGCTGCTTTCACCGGCTCCCAGCCATCGCGAAACTTACGTGACACGTTGGTTGGTTCATGCTGACCCAAGACATGTGTGGCTACCCAACGGTAGACATATCCGGGTTCAGGTGTCGGATCGGGCAGCGCAGTCGGCGGTACGTATACAGCACGAGCCTGCTTTTCGCGTGACACATTGTCACGAGGGGTACGGTTTTCAGCCATTTTGATTCTCCAATTTTAAAACTTCAGCAACATATTTTTTCGGATCAAGGTTGTACTTTTTAATTAACGCAGCTTGAGACGGCGTTAACTGTATCTTCCTTGTCCCTGTTGACCGTGATGCCGGAGCAACCACGGATGAAGGCCGCTTTGGAGTCTCAACCGACCTTGGCTTGTCTTCGTTTCCTCCGAAAACTTCAGGGAACTTCGACTTCACGCGAGCATCAATTTGCTCGAAATATTCATCGGAGCGAGGATCGACTCCGTTGTTGACTAGCTTTTGGTGCAGCCCTAGTGCAAAGCTGGTAACTTCCTCGAACCCGTCTGAGCCAAACCACTGGTTTTTTGCTTGCCAGCGCAAGGTTTTTTCGTCGGCTCGCACCGGTTCGGGTGCTTGTTGACGCGGTTGTACATCAATTTCTTTGGTTTGTAAAGCAGGCGGGCGAAAATTTTGTGCTTGCTGCAACTTTATCTTTGCTTCAAACAACTTCTCCTGCGCAGCGATGATGGCATCGGTGTCAAAAGCCTCTTGCGCGGCCTTGTACTCCCGACGCGCATTGTCCAACTCCGCCTCAGCAGCGGTCTTGGCCATCGTCGTGTACTGCTCTGTACCAGTGCTGACGTACTGTTGAAGCTTCTTGTTTTCTTCAACATAGTGCTGTGCAAGACGCTCAAGTTCTTGCTTCTCCCTCAAAAGGGCTTCTTTGGCACGGCGTTCGTCGTGACGGGCATGGGTCAACTCCTTGATGCGTTTTTGGGCACCTTGGGTGTATGACTCGATCTCGTCGTCGGTTGGGTCTTCTACCTCCCGGTCAAGGGGGCGACGGCCACGATCCTTCTCAGGTGTGTCGTCAACGATCTCAATTTCAACATCCTCATTGGTTTCAATTTCAACCTTCTGATTCTTGTCGTCTTCAAGCTCGTCAGGGAACTTGTATTGCTCTGCCATATCTGCTCCTTTAAGCGCGGGTTAGCCCACGAGGGTCTTGCACAACAGCGTCCACTTGGTCATCATTGATGAGCCGGAACTCTTTTCCGAAAATCTTGAACCGCGTACCGGAATATGTACGCACGAGTACGAAGTCACCTTCCTTGCACCACGCGCCTGCGGGAAACTTGGTCTGGTCTTTGTACGCGTCAGGGCCGACCTTGAGCACAAACAGAACCGTTGTGGCATGTTCTTCTTGGCGCAGGGTGGATGTGGCTTTCACAAGATCAAGCTCGGTGCCGTCAATCTTTTCAGAAATGTCGGGCACGGCACACAGCAACTTCCAGCCTGTTGGCTCTGGCAGCATGGTGGCTTTCTCTTCGTTTGTTGCGTCGGGTGCTGGCGCATCGACGGGCTGAATTGCTTCAGGCAGGGCATACTGCCCCGGTTCTAGAACGGTGTCATTCATCGGATTTTTCTACTTTCTCTGCAAGGTCAAGAAGATGGCGCTCTGCGATAGCTAGACCCTGAATAACACCGCAAAGTTTTTGATACTCATCGAAATTGCGACACCCACCACCGGCGCAGTCATCTGCGTAGTTGTTCATGTCGGTACGTATTTTTTCGCGCAATACGCGTGCGAAGTCTTGAATCATTTAGCAGGCTTCTCCTTTTGTTGGTTGAGTCGTTGTTGCATCTGCATTTGTTCGCGCTTGGTTTTGATGTCCCCCGCTTTACTGAATGCAGATATTTCGGCATTTTGTTTTTGCAACTTGAGCTGGCCAGCCTTGTTCATGGCATCCACTTCCAAACGTTTGTTCTCAAGTGCCAGCTTGCCTTCAACCTCTTGCTGGCGCAGTGCCAACTCTTGTTGCTTGATCTGCAACTCTTGCTGCTGCATCTGAATGAGCGGGTCTTGCGCTTGCTGTTGAGCTTGCTGCTGCGCTGTCACCGCTTGACTTTGCTGGAGCACTTGCTGTGCCGCTTGAGCCATCATGCCCGACAACTGAATCTCCATCTCAGGCGGCAGCTTCTCATCTTCGGGAGGCAGTGGCATACCCAACTGTTGCTCAATCTTCTGACGGTAGGCGTAGCCAACGTGCTCGGCAACGTGCGCCATCATGGCTGCTTGAATCTGTGGAGCTTTGGGGTTCTGGCCAACCAACTGCATGACGATGGGGTCTTGCATCGCCATCATGTGCACTTTGATGTGGGACTCATGGTCTTGGTAGAAGAACGCCTTCAACGGCTCCATGCGCAACGCGGCCATGTTTTCAGACACGGGGTCTTTCGGTTTCTGGTCGTCAGGCAGGGGCACGAGCTTGTCGGCATCCTTGATACCCAGCACCGCCAACATCTGCCTGTGCAGCTGCGGCAAGTCGTAAATATCGGGAGCCATCTGCGCCATTTGGATCACAGCTTGGTACTGCACCACGCGCTGGCTCATGGTTGCTGCGTTGGGGTCGCTCACAGGGATGATGTCTACATGGTCGTAGTCAGCAGCCTTGGCTTTACGCGGCGCGTCGATGGGGTCGTAGTCGTAGACGGGGTCAGTGAAGTCGCGGATGATCGCGGCCAACAGGCGCAGCTCTTGTTTGAATGTGTAGTGCAGACGGGCTTGAACCGCCGTCATCACCTTGAGTTGTCTCTCCAACAAAGCCAGTGTCGTGCCCACAGGCGCTTGGGCAGACATGTCCGACACCTTCATGTCGGCAGTCGCAGCAAACCTGCGGCCCTCCTCCACAATCTTGTCCATCAGTCCAGACAAGACAATGCTTGGCTCCTTGTACGGCAGGGGCAGGATGCTGTCACGCAGTGCCCCAGACCCAATGTCTACGTCGCGCCATTCTCCGGGCGCGATTGGGGTGTCGTCACCTTTGATGCGCATGCCTCTGGACTTGAGGCCCCCGGGGAGGTTTGAGAGAGTACCTGCGTCAATAAGCTGGCGCATGAGACTCGTGGCCGATTTGGCATACCCTCCAATGAGATGGAATAAGCCGAAGCCGTAAGCTCCAAAACCCGGGATGTATTGATAGTGAACAAAGTGTTGTCGTTTAAGCTCAAGTGGATCGTCCTGTTCCCAGTTTCTACGGATGGCCAGAACATCGTTCGAGCCTTTGATTAGGGTAACTACGTATGGCCTTGTGATTTCTGTCGGCTCGCCGTCGTCACCTTTTGCTTCGTCGCCTTTGAGCACCAAGTCAACGTGGCACTCATACAGCGTGTAGCGTTCGTCGTTCAAGTCGGAGAACCCTGTCTCCTTGTCCTTGGCCTTCTTGATGTTGTCTTGTTCTTTGCCGGGGTCAGGCAACTCAATGTCGCGGTAAAAGCCTGCTTGCTGAAGCTTGACGATCTCGTTCTTTGTCTTGCGCATGACGTGCGTCAAGCGGTAGCAGGTATCCAAGTCGGTTGTGCCGTAAGGCAGGATGATGTCTTCTGCTGGGACAAATATGGAAACTTGACGGCCAAGGTTCGGGTCGTAGTACACCTTTTTAAATGCTGAGCCGGTGGCTGGCAGGCTCCACAACATGCGCTCATGCTCAGGACGGAACTCGCGCATGACCTCCGTCAACTCGTAGTTCATGTCTTCTTGGACACGCACAGCAGCTTCTTGCTTGTCCGGTGTCTCCTTGCCCAGAATTTTTGTGCGCACCGGCCCTTGCGCGGGGAAGGTCTCAGTGATCGTCTCACTCTGGAAGCGCACCACGGCCTCGGTAATCATCGGGTGGAACACGCCAGAAGCGCCGTTCCACGGCTCAGTTCTTTCCTCGTACTGCAAGCCCAACAGCTTCAGTCCTTCTGTATACGCCTTCTCCCAGTCCTTGCGGGAGTTCTTGTCGTTCTCAATGTCTCCGGCCAACTCAGAGGCCATCGCCATGATTTCATCTTCGGGGAGCGTATCTGCCAAGTTCTCGTTGAACTCGTCGTCTTCACCATCTGGGCGAATGCTCAGTTCCAGATCGCCTACTTCAATATTGACTTCTTCGGGGTCAATGATCTCAATTTCAATCGGCGCTTCCTCTTGGGCAAGTTCCTCCATGCCCACGGGGTTTTGGTACAGCGCTTTGTCTATGTTGGTGGCCATCATTTATCCTCAGTAGTACGCCGCAGTCCGGCGCTTAAAAAATCGTGGTTCGTCTGGTTCATCCGTGTCGATACGGATGAAGCCGCCTTGTCTGACTCGAAGCAGTGCTTGTGTTGTTGTGTCAACGTAGTCGTCATTCTCTCCGACTGGGAAAGCTGCAACTTCTTCAATCACTTCGCGTGCCCAGCGTGTGTCTGGTGCCCACACCAGTCCAGATGCAAACATGTCGGCCACGGCGTTGACACGTACCATCTTATCGTTTCCACGGCTCGGTGTAAATTCTTGTACAGGGATGCCCATGTTGCGCAACTCTTGGATCAACGGGCCACCAGCGGCTTTCTTCTCCACGATGAACGCGTCCGGCTCCCACTCACGCCACTGCTTGAATGCGACTTGTTTCAACTCGGGGAACGCCATCCTGTCCTTGAACGCGTCAAGCAATATGACCTGCGCTTGGCTGTTCTCCTCTTCGTTGTAGAACACACCCCACGTTGTGCACGCGCTGTAGTCAGATGTGCTCTTTGTCTCGTGCGCCGTGTCCCAGCTCTGGATGATGTACTCGCAGTCAGGCGGTGTGTCGCTTGGCCAGATTCTCCAATGCTTTCGGGCAATGATGGCGGCTGTATCCGATGTGGGCTGCTGCATGTACTGCGCGTTCCAGTACCGAGGATCCATCGACGACTTGGCTGACTTTAAAGCGGAGAGCGGCCACTGCTCCGGCCAGAGCGACTTCTCGTTGTCCGTGCCCTCGTGCAGGATGGCTGGCAGCTCCACGATCTCCCATGTGGGGGAGTCAGGGTTCTTGACTTGGTAGTCGATCAGCCGTCCGGTCAAGTCCAACTTCCCCCAGCGCGTCATGATGACAATGATCGCCCCGCCCGGCATCAATCGCTGCAACGGGCCGGTCTGAAACCAAGACCACGCCGTGTCAAACGCCAGTCGGCTGTTGGCCTTTACGTCCTGTTCCGAATGTGGGTCGTCAATGACAAACAGATCAGCACCGCGACCGGCAAGAGCACCACCAACACCAGCCGCATAGTACTGACCGCCAGCCGCAGTGCTCCATTTGCCAGCAGCTTTTTGGTCGTCTGCCACAAGGGTTTGGGGAAAAAGTTCATGGTATTGCTCGTCGTCCAGTAAGTTTCTGACTCTGCGTCCGAAGTCCTCAGACAAAGAGGCCGTGTGCGTTCCCATGATGATCTTCTTGTCTGGGAAGTTGCCAAGGAAGAAAGCGGGGAACAGGTAGGAGGAGAACTCCGACTTACCCATACGCGGCGCGATGTTGACAATCACCCGCTTCTTTTTCCCCGCAATCACATCTTGGAATATCTTGGCCAGCTTCCTGTGGTGTGGCCCCACTTTGAACCCGGGGTAGACATGCTTGGCAAACTCAATCATGTCCGTGCGGCCAGCCACCAGCTTGTACCGCTTCTCGCGCTCCTCCAACATGTCCATCAGCTCCACCTTTTCCTGCAAAGTCATGGTGGGCAGGGCTTTTTGGATAGCCTGAATTTCAGTCGGGCTGAGCGTCAGGTTGCTGAGTTTCATCGGTGGTTTCTGGTGTGTTTATTTCTATGTCCTCAATAGGTTCAGCGTCGGTCACGCCCATGAACTTGGCCAACTTCTCCTTGAGTTTCTTGTCGATTTCCTCGTCGGTGAGGTCTGTCTTCTTGACCTCGATCTTGTCTGTGAACAGCCCGACTTCCGTGACTTTGCCCAGCAGGCCCAGTGCTTTCAGGCGGATATTGGCGTTGGGGGACTGGGTTTCCTCAAACAGTTTGGCCACCGTGTACCCACGGAGTTCCTTGGCCATGGCCACAAACTCCCAGTCATATGCAGTCAGCATGCCCGTGATGTGCCGCACCGCCGCCGGGGTCTTGAGCTGGAGCAGTTTTGTTTTCTGGTCGTGGGGGTCTTGGTCAGCAATGACCACTTTGAATGCTTCGCGGGCTGCCGCCGTCTGGGCTTGGGCGCTGACCTCATCATCTGGCGTGGCCCCGAGTTCTTCTAACCACTCGGCTGTGGCAATTTGCGCCGACAGGAGATCCGCTGTATCTACAGCATCAATCGTTACGAAATCTTCCAGACCGGCGTCGTCTGGTGAAAATTGCACCAAATGCTCCAACATTTTGATTGCTGTGTTTTTTCACAGGGTTGTTGCGCGTTGGGGTGCAGTGTACACTTATTCCCAGCAGTTGCGCAAGCACTTGCTCTCTCCTCAGTTGTGACCCAACTGTTAACACCCCTCGTCAGCAATGCCGGGGGGTTTTTTTTACATGAGACTGTCCATCGTTTGACACAGGTTATTTTGAATTTTTATAAAATTTTGGGGTGTAGGGGATAAGTATTACAGGAATACTCGAAGCGGGTGGGGAATAGTGTTCACGACCAAGTGGGTCATCGCTGCCCACAAGGGGTGGTGGGGGTATGGTGGGGTCTAAGGTATTACGATTTTTCATGTCAAGGGTATTGTGAAACTCGTTTGTGCTATAATAGATTTATCGATTGGGGGAACTCAGTCGGTCTGTCGCCCCGCCAGTTGCGGGGTTTTTCTTTTGGAGAGCTAACTATGAAACTCGCAACTTACATCAACCCACGCACATATCGTGCAATCGTGCCTACTCTGAAACTCGCAGACATTGAGTCTGCCAGTTTGCTTGATGTCCTACTCAACAATGGTGTAGGCACACGCAAGGATGCAGTGCCTTATGTCGTGTTCTATGTGACGCAACTGCCCAATGTCACACGCAAGCCTTACGAGGGTCAGCGGGGTTGGACATTCGGGCGAGGTACTGCTGAGCAGAAACGCACAGACAGGATTCTTGACAACATCTTTGTGGATGTGAACGCAGACGCAAAGAAACCAAAGGCAAGCAAGAAGAAAGACAAGGTTGCTCGTCTTGTGTCAGCGTATGAGGCAATGACTGCGGCTGAGAAGCGCCGCTTCTTGGCTTCAATCTGAAACTGGCAGACATCTTGTCTGCGAGTTTTTTCAAAGCGGTGTGGATGTCTCGTCCCACCGCTGTTCTTTTCTTTGTCAACCAACTTAACTGGAAAGCATCATGACACAACACTACCTGCGACTCTTAACCCTTCAAGACTACTGTTTCCGCACGAACAAACGCCGTTGGGCTAAAGCCATTGGCAAAGAACTCAAGGCGTTCCTGCTCGACAACCCATCCTTCCGCAACTACTAAACCCAAGGAAAGTCATCATGACCAAGTCTCAACTCAAAGAAATCCGCCAAATCCTCGCGCATGAATACCGCACGGCTATCGCCTGCAAGCGCACATTCACACCCATCTGGTATCTGTTCGTCTGAAAGGAAAGCCATGAAACCCGCAATCAAAGCCAAACTCAGCGCCCTCAAAGCCCAACTCAAACAAGACGAGGAACTCAGGCGCAAAGACCCACGGCGTGCCGAAGCACTGCGACAAGCGCGGTGGCAAGAGGAATGGAAAGAGATAAAAGCTCAGTGCACACAGCTCAAACTCCTCTGAAACCCCTCAACTCGCAGACATTTTGTCTGCGAGTTCTCATACTACTTCCTTCTACTGTGTTTTTATACAGTAGTGGGTATCATACCCACCATTTTTCGCGTCTGGACACACTACTGGGTGCGAAATTTTTCCAGCGCTGGCGGGAGTTCTTGCGTTGTCCAGCCCACAATACCTATATATATATAAGAGATAAAAAGATAAATATATATATATATGGGTGAGTGGGTATGGTTTTTCTTGAAAAAAAGAAAAAAGGTTTTGGTTCCTCCAAAATCAGATAGGTATCGAGGGATGGAATGGTAGAATTCTCAGCATTCACGGGCACAAACACCTCACCCACCAGTGTGTCCGCACTCGAAAAATGGTGGGTATGGTCGAGCAACAAGTGGGTATCTCCCACTAAAATGAAAGGTCTTTCTCATGCAAAAGGACTACAAAAAATGCGCCAAATGCGGGGTCGAAAAGCCCCTCCCACAATTCAACCGCCGACTGTCTCGTGCACAAATGCACGCACGAGGTATGAAAGGTGCCGTGCTGATGACCATCAGCTCAAAGAACTGCAAGGACTGCCAACCCAAACGCAAGCCCCCGCGCAAGCAGACACCCCGACAACTGCACAACATGGTGGCAAGTGGTGACATCAGTGAGCTGAAAGCCAAGCTGATATTGGAGGAACGCGAACGGGTCGCGCGGCTCATGATGAGCAAGGCGAGATATGAGGGGTGGGTTGACCAGTGGCGCAGAGGTTTAATGGCGGTGCTCAAGCCCATGACATACGAGATTCAGAAGGTGCGGGCGCAGAGACGATACGCGCATGAGGTGGGCAACGATGTCTACGCTGGTCTGCTGGAGAAGTACGAGTCGGTGCTCAAACGGGAGGTCAACCGCATCATGCTCGACTTCGAGGCAGACCCGCACAAGTACAAAAGCATTAAAGAAAACTGGTGGGACTTGGTGTCCGACTTCGGACTTGAGTCTCTGCGTGACAGGTGGATAACAACACAGAAGGAGGTGACAGGCAACATGAAAGTGCCCGAGCTGTTGGCTCGGCGTAAGTAACTGGCAGACAAGATGTCTGCCAGTTTGTATAAACAACTTTGGGAGAAGTAAATGAAAAGAGAACCGCACAGCAAATACACATTTGCCATCACCGACTGCAAACTGCTAGTCATATGGAATGACGGCAAGGTTGAGGACTTGTCCCCCACTTTGCCTGACTACCTGCGTGAGGAGATTGAACGCTATCTTGATGAGATGGATGACTTACGCACAGAAAGACCTGAGGAATACTTGATGGTAAACAAGGGAGAAGTGAGATGAATGTGTACAAGATAACTGTTGACATGTGGGTGGTGGGCGACGATGAAGCTAACGCCCTCGACAACGCGATAGGTGAGTTGGACTACCTGATGGGGTTTGATGCGGTTGACTTAAAGGTGCTCGGCTATGAGCACCCGCAATACGCCGTGTTTGACGCGGAAGCAACTAAAAAGAACAAGGAGGTATGGGAATGAATAATGACTTGTTTGCGTTGCCGTTCCATGAGTACATGGCGCGGCGTACCAAGTTTGCGGTGGACAGGATGCAGAGGGACAACCTGATTGACCCTGTCTACGCAAGCATTGCGTTGCTCCAAGCGATGTGGGCGCGGGAGTATTGGTTCAAGAAAAACGAGGAGGTAACAGAATGAAAGCTAAATGGAGACACGACTGCGACAAGTGTCGCTTCTTGGGCGGTATGTTCATGCCGCATGGGTCGATGGACTGGTATGTGTGCGGGACAACCGACCGCACAATTTTGGCTAGGTTCAGCGACGAGGGTGCGGACTACTGGTCAAGGGACATACGCCATCTGGGTGACGAGTACCGCACAGCCACAGAGTGGGGCACAGATTACAAGGGCTTCACGGGTATGAACCTACTGGCTGAGTTCATGTTGAAGACAGAGGAGGAAGCAACATGAAACGATACAAAGGAGTGGTGGTATTTACATACTACAAGGAGGTTGAAGTGGAAGCCGAGGATGAAGACCAAGCGCACAGTCTTATGTATGACGCCTTTGAGCGTAGCAACGCATACGGAGAGAGTGAGATTCAAGACTTTAAAGAAATAACAGGAGAAACAACATGACACACAAACAAATAACCTTAACAGCGGAACAAGCAGAGGCATTGTTCATCGCCATACAGGGGCACATCTACAGAAGGGCGGGGGGAAATGCGCGCGAGTATGTGGACTCACGCTATGAAGAACAGGATGAGGCGTGGCGCAATGTGAAGATAGGCGAGATACAACGCCGTTTCGATGTACTTAACCAAGTGCGTGAGAAGTTAACAACTGTGTACACCGCATAACAACGGGAACACTCATCGTAGAAAAACTGGCAGACATGGTGTCTGCGAGTTGCGTCGTTGGTGCGCTTCACCAACAAATCCGTAAACCAAAGGAAAGCAATCATGAATCAAATCACTCAACCAGAAGCACAAGCGTTGGAACAAGCAACCGAAGCACCACGCGAGGTATCACAACCCAAGCAAACACTTATCCACACACTACTCCACGCAATCAATGAGCACATCGACACGCAGGTCAACGAGAAAGTCAGCGCCGTCCTGCAAGCTCATGGTACTGTGAAGTACATCGACGAGTCGTTCAGGGAGTCAATACATGACATCGCAACCTTTGTAGTCAGTACCCACATCGATGACGAAGACCATGTCAACGAGGACAGAGTCAAGGAAATCATGGATGACATGATTACCGAGCAAGTACGCAGAGAGATGCGTGACACAGACATCAGTGACCAGATACACGACGCAATCACTGACTATGACTTCGATGACAAGTTTGATGCGTACGATGTTGACGACAAGATTGAGATGTACCTAGACAGCAACGACTACCCTGACGCAGACCGCGTGGAGGAAATGATTACTGAAACTGTGGAGGAAATGCTTGACAAGAAACTGAAGGAGGCATTGAACAAAGTGATAGACGAGTATGTTGAGAAAGCAATACACAAAGAAATGGAGGAGTGGAATGTACGAGTCGTATGGGACAGAAATCGTGGAATTTGAAGACCTCAACCAACGCGCAAAGGACAACGCCATACACCTGTATGGCGAACCACCTGACGATTGGTGGGATTGTGTGTACGACCGCTTCAAAGAAGAGGGCTGCGTTAAAGGTTTCTACATTGATGAGATTCAATTCAGCGGGTTCTCTTCTCAGGGCGATGGTGCTTCGTGGACAGGGCGTGTGCATCTCATGCCTTTCATTGAGCACTTCGTCACGCACGAACACCCAGAGTTTTCAAGGTACACAGTACTGGTGGAACTACTGAGAAACGATTGGGTTGACCCAACGATGGGCGTGTCACGCAAGTCGTTCTACTACAACCACTCAGGGACGATGAGCTATGACTCAATCAAATGCTTTGCGTCTCTGGGTGAGGACAACGGCGATGTCTTGGACAAAGGCATCTTGCAAGGTGCGTCAGTGGCTGAGTTAGACCAAGCAATCGACACCGAACGCTTGGTATGCGAGCTTGAAGAGTTTGCGATTAGTCGGGCAAAAGAATACGCCGATGAAATCTACAAAGCTCTGAGAGAAGAGTATGAGGTCTACACAAGTGAAGAGTACTTCAAAGAACTCATATACCTCAATGGCTGGAGATTCAACAACAAAGGGGAGATGCAAGATGGGGTATAGGTCAGATGTAGCGTATGTCATACGCTTTGAAACAGCAGAGCAACGAGACACATTCGTTGAGTTGGTCAAGCATCGCAACGATGCTATGTCAGAGGCAATCAAAGAATGCGAGACAAGGTATGAGCAACCAATCATCACATTCGAGGTAGAGGATGTGAAGTGGTACTCAGACTTCGACGATGTGAAAGCACACAACGCAATTCTGGATTGGTCAATCGAGCTTTATCCAGAGGCAGCCTATCGCATCGTTCAAATGGGTGAGGATGGGCAAGAGGAGTCAAACCAAGACGGTGATGCAGACGACATTTGGGACTACATCTACACATCGCACTCACTCAACACCGAGTTCCCCGCAATCAAATCAACCACAGAGGAGTAAGCAACATGTTTGGAAACACAACAAGACATATGCCTTATGTACGCACATACGCAGAGGCAGAAGAGCAATTCAACAAGCGCGGTGCAGTGCGTAGTGCTAAGTGGGCACCGAACGAACGCCCCATCTACAAGACCTACCACCACTATCGTGTGGTAAAGCACGCTGAGTACTACGACATCATGCTGTACCGCACAGTGATGGCAAGGTACTTCACACCGCAGACCATTGACGGCAAGCTACATGAACGCTGTCTGTACATGGGCGACCAGTCCATAACAAGCAGAGACTTTATGTACCATGTGTTGGGTGTGGAGAGAGGGCTTAGAGAAGTCATGCCTGATGGAACAAAGGTGATAGCACCCATCTATCACAGGTCGTCGCTACACCACGACGGCGAGTCATTCAGTGCCGACTACCTGTATGTGGATGGCGTGTTGGATACCAGCAAGTCAGTGCACACAAGACACTACCGCAAAGTATCAAGCAAAGACGACAAAGCACAGCGTGCTGAGATGGTCAAGCGGTTCGAGCCGTACATCATGCTGGCGCAGATGCGGATGCCTGAGTTTCACAACAACACATCCATCGACTACCGCGCAGGGCGACCATTCGGTGGTGGCAACGAAAGCAAGTATCGTGATGCGATAAGCGATATGGCTGGGGGTAGCACTGAGCAGACAGACATCAATCACTTCTTTGAGCTGTGCGAAGACGCGTACACCACGCTCGTATCCAAGCGGGCATACAACCAGCGCAGCTTCAACATGGGGACTTACAGGAACCCCGACACTGACCCCATCGACAAGCTGGAGAAACAGGTAACCCCATCAGAGTTTCGTACCGCCATCGTCGGGCGCATCAATAGACTGACAGGTGCAAACGAACGCACCGAGTTGGTAGAGATTCCACAATTCGTTGTGGAGAGTGATTACCCCCGCACAAACATCGTGCTCAAAGGGTAATCCCTAGTACTGTCAGAGCTGTCAAAGCTTTGACAGATTGTGTTATAGTGTTAAACATTAAACAGGAGAAAACAAATGAGCTTTGAGAAGATGACACTCAACCAGCGCATACAAGCGGTCAACATAGACTGCATGCGCCATCCAAAGTTTGCACTGCTAAGCGGTGTGATATGTATGGGCAAGTCTGAGGTATCAGACAGCGTACCTACTGCATCAACCAATGGGCGTGACAAGAAGTATGGGTCAACATTCATCGCGCCACTCAACCGCAAGCAACTACGCTACCTTGTACTGCATGAGAACTTCCATGTGGCACTCAAGCACTGCGTGTTGTATCGCGCTGAGGTCAAGCGCATGCCTAAGCTATCCAACATAGCACAGGACTATGTGGTCAACGCACTCATCGAAGAGCTTGACCCTGACTTCACATTCGTCGAACGACCAACGCAGACCCTGTTGATTGACCGCAAGTATTTCGGTTGGTCTTTCCCTCAGGTGATGAACGACCTCATCAAACAGGGGCGCAAGGAACCTGAGGAAGGTGATGGGGGTAACAATGAAGACCACGGGTATGACGAACCCATCGACGCGCATGAGGATGGTGAGTTTGCTGACGACGACAAAGAGAAGCTAAGCAAACAGATTGACGATGCCAATCGTCAAGGCGAGATGCTTGCTCGCAAGCTTGCGGGTAAGGGCAGTGCGGGGCGTGACATCTTTGGCAATGCCAAGGAACGCATGACTAACTGGATACCATCCATGCAAGACTGGATAACCGCTGTGTCCCAAGGCGATGACAACTCACGCTTTTGTCCTCCCAACAAACGACTGCTTGCATCTGGCTACCTCATGCCGTCGCACTTCACCGAGTCAGTCGGCGAGTTGATACTTGCACCCGACACATCAGGTTCTATGTATCCGCACTATCGTTTACTCTTTGGTGAAATCTCTCGCATCTGTCAGCTAGTCAAGCCCGAGACTGTTCGCATCTTGTGGTGGGATGACGCTGTGTGCGGCGAGCAAGTATTCAAACCAAATGAATATGAACTGATTGCATCTCTCTTGCAACCCAAGGGTGGCGGTGGCACAACTCCGCAAGTTGTTGTCGACTACATCCGCGAGAACAAGATAGATGCCAAAGCAATCGTATGGCTGACCGATGGATACCTCGGTTGCGATACGCCTAGCACCCCGATGCCGTCACTGTGGGGTGTGGTGGACAACGACTCGTTCGTTCCCACTCACGGCAAGGTCTTGCATATCACTCTTTAATCAACACAAAGGAAAGCAATCATGAATCAATATCTCTCTTCTTCACAAGTCATTGACCTCATCTCTGCTGTGGGTCACAAGCGCACCATCATCGTCGAGGGTGAGAACGGCATCGGCAAGACCGCGCTGTTCCATCAGCTCAAGCGTCTGCCCAAGTTTGCCAATCACATTGCCGTTGACCCCATCGACTGCACTCAGTTGTCCGATGGCTCGGTGTGGATGCCTGACCTTGACCGCGAGAACGGCATATCGCGTGAGCTTCCCAATGAACGCTTCGGTGTATCGAAGAACAATCAACGCGGTGTCAATGGTGGCAAGCCTGTGCTTATCGCACTCGACGAGATTGCCAAAGCACCGCAGTTCATCAAGAATGTTCTTGCACCTATCGTGTACGAACGCCGTATCGGCAACTACCACATGGTTGAGGGTAGCAGTGTCGTGTGCTTTACCAACCTATCTATCGAGGGTCTAGGGGACTCCATTCAAGCTCACTTGCGTAATCGTCTTGTGTTCGTCAAGATGCGTAAGCCGACTGCGGTCGAGTGGGTGCGTTGGGCTACCGATGCGGGTATCAATCCTATGGTCATTGCATTCGTTGACAACAACCCGATGGTGATGGACTCGTTCCTCGACTACGAGAAGGGTGGCAAGTATGAGGGCAAGACACTTTCCAAGGACAACGGACACATCTACAACCCCAAGTCCACACAGCTCGCATACGCAACGCCTCGTTCGTTGACTGCCGCTGGTGACATCTTGGATGAAGGCATGCACGTACTCGACGACGACACACTTGAGCAAGCACTCATCGGTACTGTCGGTGTCGTTACTGCTGAGGCGATGGCATCGTTCGTTCGTTTCGGTCGTGACATCTGTGACTATGCACGCGTCATCGCTGACCCTGCTAAAGCACCGCTGTCCGACAACCCCACTGCACAGTTGATTCAAGTCTTTCAGTTTGTGTCTCGCGCACAGACAAGAGAAGAAGCAGCAGCAGTCACTGAGTATGTATGGCGCATGCGTGCAGAGATGCAATCAATCTTCTGCAACACAGTGTCCACATCTCAGCGTGTAGGCGTGTTCGTTACCAACACTAACTTCGGCAAGATGTTGGCTGAGCACAAAATCTTTTTCGGCACTAAGTAATCAACCAAAGGAAACCAACCATGAATACAAACACATCTTCCCGTTACAACATCGACACATGCGCGATGCTTGTTGAATTCAACGCATCAGTGTGGACAGCTCGCAAGCTGGACAAGACAACAACCGATGAGGTTGTAGCAACCAAGCATGCCGCCGCGAAAGATGCGGCTCGCGTCAACAAGCACCTGCTTGCAGGTCGCACAGAGCTGGAGGTTATTCAGCAAGCTGTTGGTCGTGCGCGTCAATATGTTTACGACAAGACATCGCCTTGGTCTGACTCAGGCTTGCGCTTGTTGCCCAACATATCGTTCATGTCTTTCACAGAGAAGCTTGATGACTTCGAGCATGAGTTCACTGCGTTGGTCAAGTCGTTCGTGACAATCTATCCATCGTTGATTACCGCACAGGCGATGGCGTTGGGTGACATGTTCAAGAGAGATGACTACCCAAGCGCGAATGAAATCATGACCAAGTTCTCGTTCCGCGTGAACTACATGCCCGTGCCCACATCGGGTGACTTCCGCGTAGATGTAGGCAATGCCGCACAAGCTGAGTTGAAAGCACGACTGGACAAGCTGACACAGGAACGCATTGACAACGCGATGGCAGATGTACGCGAACGCCTCAGTGCCCACCTCAAACGCATGTCAGACAGGCTGACCACTGACTATGTGCAAGGTGAAGCTAAGCCCCGCCGTTTCCACGACACGTTGGTGGAAGGTGCGCTTGAGTTGTGTGACCTGACCAAGGCACTCAACATTGTGAACGACCCCGCGTTGGAGACAGCGCGTCGTGACCTCGAACAAGTACTGGTTGGTGTCACGCCAACTGAGTTGCGTAAGAACGAGGCGGTGCGTCAAGATGTCAAGAAGAATGTTGACGCAATCTTAAGTAAGTTCAGTTTCTAAGAGGAGGGAACACTCATGCCTGATTTAAAGACCGCGCTTACCACAGCGCTTTCATCGTGGGAACAAGACGACCAGAAAATTCAACAGGAGAAGAAATTGCCAAAACATATATTCACACCAACCAACAATGTGACGCAAGAGACATTCAACTATGTCAAAAACAACCCAAACAAGAACAGTGGTGAGATACGCGCCGCGCTTGTTGCGCGGGGGTTCAATGATGGGTCAGTAGGTTCTCTCATCACACAGTTCACAAAGCAAGGGCAGTTTGTGAAAGACCACAATGGCAAGTACAAAACCATCGCGTCAACATACACCCCACTGAAATCATCCAAGCACTTTAGGGTAGAGGGTAAGACCAAAGTCAAAACAAAGGTGCCATCAGTTAAGACAAAGCCACGCAGTGAAGGCATTGCCGCGCTGGCACCTCAAGTTACAGCAACAACTCAGTGGGATGCAGACACCATCATCAACAATATTGGCTTGAAACAGGCGCGAGCTTTGTATGATGAGCTGAAGAAGCTGTTCGGAGGTTGACCATGTGGGATGTACTGGTGACGGTAATTTTGATGGGCTTCGGTGCGCTGATGGTTGTCGTCATCGGTGCATTTTTCATTGCGGCAATTTTTTATGTACAGAACGGGGGCAAGGATGATTGAGCCAACAACACCTGACGAAGACGAAGCGTTTAACGAGTTGGAACGCATCAGCAAAGTCAGACAAGAAATCATCAGAAGACAGATGGAGCCACCACAAGCACGCAATCAAGTCATCGAAGAAGTGGCACAACATATTGAGAAGCTGACAGGTTTCGGTAACGACACCATCAGTTCGTTTGCAATCTATATCAGGGGGATGAAGCGATGAGCTTCAGAGAATCAACAATCAAATACATCAAAGATGTAATGCGAGCAAGAACCATACATGAGGTCATTGCCAAAGAGTTGCACGAAGCACACCTACGCAAGTTGGAAGCTGAGACTGCGGCTGAGTATGCGTATGCGGCTATCCAATACAACGAGCAACGCATTGCTCGGTTGACTGCACGACTGACTGAGCATACGGAGGAGGGGGACTACGCATGATTGACCGACTCATTCTCAGCGCAGTGTTGACCACAGTGGGGTTCAATGGTTTATTCCCTGACCCACCACCGCCACCCGCACCGCTGACGCTGAAACAAAAAGCAAAGATGAAGTCAATCAGTGGCGTATGCGAACGCAAGCGCGGGCAGAAACAAAGTGAAAACGTGAAACGTATGTGCAAACGATGGAAGGAACAACAAAATGCTTGAAGCAATCAGAACATTCTTTGGTAAAGTGCGCGGCTCACATGGTGAGCGCAAGACAATCGTTGAGCAGGGGTTGGTGTACAGATGCACTAGCTGCAATTTAATTTTCTTAACAAGAACCGCAGGGGAACAACATCAATGCCAAGACCCAAGACTGAACTGACGACCAACCCAAAGATTGTTGGGGCGCGGTTAACACAAGAGCTGTTCAAAGAATGGCGCAAGCTTGGCGGGGCAGTGTGGTTACGCAAGTATCTGGAAGAACACAAACAACGACGGGAAAAAACAAACAAAGGCTAAGCGCGTATTTCAATTGTGGCGGGTGTAAGCCTAGTAGATGTGACCACATCGCCACGGACAACAGCAACGCTTAGCCTTGGGAAGAAGCTGTTGTTCGGCTTTCCGACCGTGAACCGAGGGGGCGCGGAATCTACTTGACCCCCTCACCAATTCAAAGGAAACTGTATGGCATCGACACCGGAAGTAAAAGTAAAAAAGCAAATCCGAAAACTGTTGGATGAGCTGGGCGTGTACTACGCCATGCCCATCGGCACGGGCTACGGCAACTCAGGGGTGCCAGACTTTCTGGTATGCGCCAATGGTAGGTTTATTGGCGTGGAAGCAAAGGCGGGGAAGAACAAACCGACCTTGTTACAAGAAGAACATATGCGCCGCATAAGAAGCGCAGGGGGAGTGGCAATGGTGGTGAACGAAGACAACATAAACGAATTGAGAAAGGTACTGACATGAAAGACGAAGATACTTTAGAAGCGCGGTTGGCGCTGATGGATGACGATGAGAAGACGCACTTCAAGATGGCAGTCCTTGCCCTTGTCACGTGCTACGGCCCTGACCCAAACCAAGCGGTGCTGATGATTAAAAACAAAGGCGAGCTGTCACGACTTACCACAATGAACTGTGATGAGATGGAGGCAGCAGAGATATTGTTGGAAGTCAACAGTTTTTTCGGATTCTTAAACACTATCGACGCACCCCCTAAAGAGGCATTCAATTGAGCACACAAATCAGCAGAAAAAGAATCGTGGAACTTATGCACGAATCAACAGAAGAACCCTACCAGTTTGATGACGGTTGGATTGCCCGATTCATGGGGCGGCTACAACAAGAAGACCCAAAGCTCGCTGCCGCTGTGGTGCGGGAAGCAGATAAAAAACTGAAGGAACTCGATGACAAAACCATTTGACCGCATCATCACCACCGACTTTGAAACGCGTTGGGACAAGAAAGAGTACACGCTCTCAAAGATGACAACAGAGGAGTACATCCGTGATAAGAGATTCAAAGCGTTTGGAGCATGCGTACACGAATTTGGAACTGACAACCCAATTGAATGGGTTGGAGGAGATGGATTACGTGAATACTTTTCTGGAATCGACTGGGGACGAACCGCAGTGCTTGCGCACAACGCACAGTTCGATGTATCCATTATGGAGTGGATATACAACGCCAGACCAGCATTCATCTTCGACACACTATCAATGGCGAGAGCTTTACGCGGTGTGGAAGTTGGAAATTCCTTGGGAAAGTTGGCGACTGACTTCTCTTTGCCGGAGAAGGGACAAGCCGTTCATTCGACTGATGGACTCGTTGAACTTCCCGAAGACATCGAGCGGGCACTCGCTGCATACTGTGCGCATGATGTGTTTCTGTGTGAGGAAATATTCAAGAGATTGGGGGAGGGTTATCCCAAATCCGAACTGCGTTTGATTGACATGACGCTCAAGATGTATACACGCCCAACACTTGAGCTTGATAGCAAGATGTTGATACAAGCATTAACAGAAGAAGGAGAGCTGCGTGAAGGACTACTACAAAGACTCGGCATACAGGAGGCTGAGCTTGCGTCGAACCCGAAGTTTGCAAACGTACTTGAAAGCCTCGGGGTTACTCCCCCGACTAAGGTCAGTAAAACTACCGGCAAAACGACGTACGCTTTTGCCAAGAATGATGCCCTCTTCCAAGCGATGCTCAATGGTGAACGTGAAGATGTTGCCCTCCTTTGTGAAGCACGCCTTAAAGTTAAATCCACGACCGAGCGCACACGTGCACAACGCTTCCTTGACATTAGCCAGCGCGGCAAACTACCGGTTCCGCTCTCGTATTACGGTGCTCTCTCGGGTAGGTGGACAGCGGCGAAAGGTTCAGCAATCAACATGCAAAACCTCAAGCGCGGAAGTTTCCTACGCAAAGCGATTATGGCTCCCGAAGGCTATCAACTTGTCGTCGGGGATTTATCGCAGATTGAACCGCGAGTACTCGCGTGGTTGGCGGACTACCAAGATATGCTCGACATCTTCAGGGCAGGCGGTGACCCTTACGCCGCTTTCGGTGCGCAGATGTTTAACATATCCGGACTCACTAAAGACAGCCATCCCGATCTGCGGCAGTCTGCAAAGAGCGCGTTGCTTGGTTGCGGGTATGGCCTTGGCTGGGCATCGTTCGCGTCCCAACTTCTTACTGGGTTCCTTGGTGCTCCGCCTGTACGGTACTCGAAGGACTTCGCCAAGGCGTTAGGGGTTAACTCTGAGTACGCACAGGAGTTTGCCAGTTGGGACGGCAACGACTCCAAGCTGTTCGACATCCCACACACTTGTTCTGATAAAGAACTCCTGACCCACGCCCTTGCCGCCAAGGCAATCATTGACACGTACCGCCGTACTGCTTGGCCGATTGTTTCTATGTGGGGATTGTTCAGCGAGCTTATACACAGATGTTTGTACAGCGGCAAAGAGTACACGCACAAGTGTTTGACATTCCGCAAGGGTGAGATAGAATTACCAAACGGAATGAAACTTCTGTACCCCAATCTTCGCCTTGAACAGGGTGATAACGGCAAACCGCAGTGGGTGTACGGAGAGCGTGCAACGAAGTTGTATGCTGGTAAAGTAACGAACAATGTGACGCAAGCGCTTGCCAGAATCGTGATGACGGATGGCATGTTGAGGGTATCGAAGAAGTACCACATCGCTGGCACGGTGCACGACGAGTTGATCGCTGTTGTGCCGGACGAAGAAGTTGTTGACGCTAAGACTTGGGTCTTGGCGCAGATGACTATGGAGCCGAGTTACATGCCGGGGATACCTCTGGCCGCTGACGGTGGCGCTCACCGTAGGTACGGGTTAGCAAAATCATGAGGAGAGAATCATGCAGATACCCAAGAAAATCAAAGTAGGCACCAAGACCTACGCAATCATCCAAGTCAAGAAAGCAAGGACAAAGAACACCCTTGCCGCCATTGACTACACGCACGGCATCATCTGGATGGCGACACACGACGAGCAAGGCAACAAGCTCAGCAACGAGGAAATGTCCGACACGTTCTGGCATGAATTGACGCACGCTGTACTGCACGACATGAACCACGTCATGTGTTACGACGAGAAGTTTGTGACAGCCTTTGCCAACCGTTTATCCTCTGCCGTGGACTCAGCTCAACTATGAAAAAACCAGCGTGGTCACACTCCTCCCTCAAAGACTTTGAGGGTTGTCAGCGCCGCTACCAAGAAGTCAAGGTACTCAAGAACTACCCGTTCACAGAGACTGAGGCAACGCGGTACGGCAATCAAGTTCATGAAGCCTTAGAGCTGTATGTCAAGGACGGCACACCCATCCCGCCTGAGTACGCGCAGTTCCAGCCTGTCGTGGATGCGTTGCTGAATAAGTCTGGCCGCAAGCTGGCTGAGTATGAAATGGCTTTGACCGCAGACCTCTTGCCAACAAGCTGGAAAGCGGATAACGTGTGGGTGCGAGGCATCGCTGACCTGTTAATTGTTGATGACGAGAACCTGACCGCGTGGGTGGCAGACTACAAGACCGGCAACAACAAGTACCCAGATCGCGATCAACTTGTGCTCATGTCAATCATGGTGTTTGCGCACTTCCCCCACATACGCAAGGTTAACTCCGCGCTGTTGTTTCTTGTAAAGAATGACATTGTGAAAATGTCAATGACATCAGACGAAGTTAAGAAGCACTGGTGGAATTACCGTGAACGCTATGCGCGTCTGGAAGCATCATTCGCAAACGATGTGTGGAACCCAAACCAAACGCCTCTGTGCGGTTGGTGTCCGGTGAAAACATGCGAGTTCAATCCAAAACATTAGGGAACACTCATGCCTTACAAGAATCCAGAAGACCGTCCGTCGTATGCCAAGTACGAACAAAAACCAGAGATCATTAAAAAACGAGCCGCTCGAAACAAAGCACGCGCAATGCTTATGAAAGAAGGACTCGTACACAAAGGAGATGGAAAAGATGTCGACCACAAACAGCCTTTATCAAAAGGTGGTGCTACAACCCGGAGCAATCTTAGGGTCAAGTCTGCCTCAAATAACCGCAGCTTCGCACGGAAGTCTGACCACAGCATTAAGTAATGGTGCAACCATTAACAGGCTTCGGCTGAAGCATGAGCTTGACAGTGAAATCACAACTGCAATGATGGACTCCGAAGCGTTCAACGTACCTGTTAGTAGGTTGATTGATATATGGGTAACACGTTTCGGAAACAAATGGATTGATCTAGAAACGATAGAGAGCGATGCGTTCTTTAGCAATGCGTTTAAGAGACTTAAACAACTCGGAGAAGTTGAAGTCCATTTCTTAACAGACAGGGCGCGTTACGTGTGCCGCATGCCCGAGCAATAACAGGAGAAGCAAATGGGAAAAATGAAAGCGCTAGGTCAGCAACTGACAGAAAAATTAGAGGCGTACGCTAACGCACAAGGATCACAAAATGCAGGTATGCAGAACATGGGCATGCAAGCAGCACAGAATGTGTATGGGGGAAGAATAGTAAAACAAAGATCACAAATAGTAAGCAACATGCGCGGCGTAGACGACCCCAACAAACGTGAAGCGTATGCCATCCCCCTATCAAGACTGGTAGATATGTGGCGTATAAAGTTTGAGGATAAGTGGGTTGATGTATCTGAGCTAGACGAAGAGTTCTGGTCGGACGCATCGGGAAGACTGCACAGAAACAGACTCATGGAAGAAGTCGAGTTCAATGGTAGCAACACGCCGTGGGCGCGGTTGAAGGAAAATGCTTAATGGAGATCGTTGACAACAAAGCGCTGATACTGCGCACACGCGACCCAAACAAATACAGCATCATTCCAAAACACAAAGTACTTGGCCATGAAGATGGCATCTATCAAGTTGCTGTGTACTGGGGACTTGATGAGAGCAGAGTGCTGAAGAACCTTGGTGTCAAAGATGTACCGTCTCCAATCAAAGGACGCTATGGTTGGCCGGGCAAGTACAAGCCAATGGATCACCAAATTGAGACAGCGGCATTCTTGACGCTACATCGTAGAGCGTTCTGTTTCAACGACCCCGGCACTGGTAAGACGCTCTCTGCATTGTGGGCGGCTGACTACTTGATGGAACGTGGTGAAGTGCGTAGGGTGTTGGTGTTGTGTCCCCTGTCAATCATGCACAGCGCGTGGATGGGCGACATCATGAACAGCACCATGCACAGAAGCGCCATCGTCGCTCACCATCAACAAGCCGCACGTCGAATTGAAATGATTCAGCGTGACTACGAAATCGTGATTGCCAACTACGATGGTCTGAACTTGATTGCTGATGAGATACGCAACGATGGTCGCTTTGACCTTGTGATTGTTGATGAGGCCAACGCATACAAGAACCCATCAACGCGGCGTTGGAAGGCGCTGGCATCCATTATCAAACCTGAGACATATCTGTGGATGATGACGGGTACTCCTGCGTCGCAGTCGCCTGTGGATGCGTATGGCCTTGCACGACTGGTTAACCCAAGCGGTGTGCCCAAGTTTCAAACTGCGTGGCGCGACAGGGTGATGAACAAGATCAGCATGTTCAAGTGGGTGCCAAAAGAAAACTCAAGGGCGATGGTGTATGACGCACTGCAACCCGCCATCCGTTTCACAAAAGGTCAGTGCCTTGACTTGCCGCCAGTCATCACAGTCACACGCGAAGTACCGATGACACCACAACAGAACAAGTACTACCGGATGCTGAAAGAGCAGATGATGGTGCGTGCGGCGGGAGAAGTTATCAGCGCAGTCAACGCAGGTGTGGCAGTCAACAAGCTGTTGCAAATATCCTGTGGAGCCGCGTACACAGACGACAAGGAAGTGGTGGAGTTCGATGCGTCTCCTCGACTGAATGTGCTGGACGAAGTGTTGGAGGAGACTGAACGCAAGGTCATCATCTTCGCGTTGTTCAGGTCAAGCATTGACACCATCGTCACGCACCTTACCAAGCAGGGCTACGCCGTGGGACAAATTCATGGCGACGTGACTGCAACAAAGCGCGGGCAGATCATTGGCGACTTTCAGACCACTGACAAGATACGCGTGCTGGTGATGCAGCCACAAGCGACTGCACACGGGATTACCCTAACTGCCGCAGACACTGTGGTGTTCTTTGGGCCACTGATGAGCGTGGAGATGTACACACAATGTATTGCACGCGCAGACAGGAAAGGTCAAAACTCTGACAAAGTTACTGTGGTACACATTGAGTCAAGCCCGATTGAGAAAAAACTATTCAAAGCAATGGACGGTAAAGTTACTGACCACAAGTTGCTGGTAGACATGTTCGACAGCGAAGTGAAAAATATTTAAAGAAAGGAGTTGCGTTTGGATTTGTTCCGTGTATGATGTAAAAGGTTAGACAAAATAACAGGAGAAGCAAATGACTGCAATAGTCGATGATGACGCTCCCCAACAGGAGGAGCAGAGTGAGCTGTCAACTGTCCCTATGGACAAGTTGGCCAAGGTGTACCGCAGGATGGCGGCTCGAATCCAAGAGCTGACGCAAGCGTACGAAAACGAAGTTGAGGAAATCAAACGGCAACAAGACATCGTGAAGATTGCCCTCAAAGATCAGATGCTCGCACTGGGTGTATCCTCTGTGCGCACTGACCAAGGCACTGTGGTGTTGTCAACAAAGACACGCTACAACACACAAGACTGGGATTCATTCAAGACATTCGTGCTTCAACACGAAGCCGTTGACTTGTTGGAGAAGCGTATTGCGCAGACCAACATGGCGACATTTCTTGAAGACAACCCCGGCCTCGTACCACCCGGATTGAACTCATTGACTGAGTACGCAATCTCTGTTCGCAAACCAACCAAGTAATCAGGAGAAATATCACATGACCAATGTGACGCTTTTTAACAAAGCAAACGTACCAGCGTTTGCAAAGAATCGTGAGGGCTTGTCCTCAGTAGCCAAAGCTTTGGCGGGTAACAATTTGGATACCACCAAGCGTATCTCAATCAAAGGCGGCGTGTTCCGCTTGTATAGCGGCGGTAAAGAAATCGCCTCAATCGAAGAACGCTATCTGGACGTTGTGTTCGTTGCCGCTGCGCCAGACATTGGCCGCGTGTTCTACGCCAAGTCCTACGATGGTGAGGTGTCTGCGCCTGACTGCTGGTCGGCTGATGGTAAGACACCCTCTATTGATGCTGGCAACAGACAGCATTCAAACTGCAAAGACTGCCCACAGAACATTGCAGGGTCTGGTCAGAACAACAGCCGCGCATGCCGCTTCCAGCAACGTGTTGCCGTGGTGTTGGCCAACGACATGGAAGGCGACATCCTCCAGTTGACACTGCCAGCCAAGTCCATCTTTGGTGATGGCGAAGGCGAGAACCGCCCATTACAGGCGTACATCAAGTGGTTGATGGCACAGCAAGAACCCATCGACCCCAGCTTGGTTGTGACCCGTTTGAAGTTCGATACCAAGTCTGAAAGCCCCAAGCTGTTCTTCAAAGAGATGCGCTGGTTGAACGAAGACGAGTACGAAATCATTTCTGCCAAGGCTGAGTCAGCAGAAGCCAAACGCGCTGTTGCGATGACCATGCCGAAGCCCGCCACTGTGGCGGCTCCTCTGGCTATTGCTGGTACACGTCCTGCCAAGGTTGAAGAAGCTGAGGAAGAAGAACCCCCAGCACCCCCACCCAAGGCAAAGAAAGCCAAGCCTGCGCCTGTTGAGGATGAGGGCGAAGAGCCGACTGTGCGTAAGGAAGAGAAGAAGCCGAGTGCCGTGCCTGCCAAGAAATCCAACTTGGCGGCAATGGTTGATGATTGGGACGAGTCTTAAGAAGGGCGGGGCTTCGGCCCCTTACAACATGGCTTACTCAACTCAAACAATCAACATGGTCATGAAAGCGCCAAAGACGTTGGGCAATCAACTCGGGCGCTGGGCTGTTCACCACAACTTCTCTGTCGTAAGAATCTCTCAAGCACTTGGTGTGTCACGCCAATCTGTTTACAACTGGTTCGGCGGTGGAGAAGTTTTTGTGGCGTACCGACCAACGGTAACGTCGCTTCTCAAAATCCTACAAACATCAAGCACAGCCGACGAGGCTTGGAGAAAAACATGCAAGGCGTTCAACCTAAGCAATTGACAGACAACGAGCTTCTGCGCTACGTTTACATCATGGGTTTTGACCGAGTTCCTCCTGACTGGGTTGAAGTTCTTGTAGAACGCATGGCTGATTTGATCGACAAGAAACACAGTGTTTACCACGAAGGTTTTGAAGACGGTTTTCAGCAAGGCATAGAACACGCAACAGACGACTTTAAATAAACCAAAGGATAGACATGACTCCGCTTGAGTTCCTAGCGGTGGTTCTTCCGTCCCCGGGTTTAGGCTCGTACTGTGCGGTAGAACTCACAAAAAGAAAACAACATGTGTTCACGGACACAATTGAGGAACTGCAACCCCACATAGACGACTGGAACACCAACCACTGCGACATCTTCTATGCCGTATCTTGCTTCAGCGGTAAGAAACGCGACGCTGAGAAGGCCACACACATAAAGTCATTCTTTGTTGACTTGGATGGGTACGCTTCCAAAAAGGAAGCAGTGTTGGCGTTGGACGCATTTATGGCCAAGGTCGGACTGGATAAGCTTGGCAAGCCGTGGATTGTTGGTTCTGGTGGTGGGCTTCACTGCTACTGGCCGATTACACGCGATATGACTATTGCTGAATGGCGACCTGTTGCGCAGAGCATAAAACTCCTGTGTAAACAAGAAGGCATGGTCATTGACATGAATGTCACCGCAGATGCAGCGCGGTTGATGCGCATACCCGGCACGATGAACCACAAGAAGAAGTACACAGTACCGCTTCCTGTAAAGCTGTTGATGGAAGGTGACCTGTTTGACTTCGATGCGTTTGCTGAAGTCATCAACTCCAACCTCAAAGAAAAAGCAGTGCCGCAACCTGACCCCATCATGTTGCCGGGGGCACGGCCAAAGAACGCCAAGACTGCCGCGCAAGTCAAGATGATGCAAAACAGTCGCACAGTCTTTGCCGAGTTTGAACCTCACTGCGCACAGATTGCCGACTACGTTGCCACCGCCCAAGACGACGGCAAAGAACCTGTGTGGAGGGCGTTGCTGTCATGGGCCAAGGTCTGTGATGACGGCGCGGAGAAAGCTGTATGGCTGTCAGAGCTACACCCATACACGCCAGACAGGATGAACCAGAAGCTGGCAGAGATCAAGGGGCCGTACTCCTGCGTGGCGATGGACTCACTGAACCCCGGCATATGCACAGGTTGTCCACACTGGGGCAAGATCACAAACCCACTGATACTTGGGCGGGAGATCAAAGCTGACAACACCGAGAAGGTCATACCCATGACCACGGTCAGCGAAGACTTTGTTGAAGAAGACTTCTTTGCGCTGGAGGATGCACCAGACAGCGACGAGCCAGAACATATTGATGCAGTCAAGCGCCCACTGCCCCCACGCGGGTACAGCTACGGCGAGAACGGCGGCGTGTATTTTGTGAAGGTGGAGGAGGATGAGGACGGCAAGAAGTCCAAGAAGACTGTCCAGCTTGTTCCGTACGACTTGTTTGTGGTTGACCTGCTCAAGATGGAGAACGACCACTTGGTTCACATGGCCGCTGTGCGTCCCGAAGGCGTGCTGACACTGAACTTCCCACAGAAATCAATCGTGAGCAAGGACGAGACGCTCAAGTGGCTGGCCAGTCAGAACATCGTGTCCACATTTGCTGGTTACGACAAACAGCTTTACGAATACGTGCGAGCCTGTGTAGGTGAGGCGTCGCAAGCCAAGAAGCCCATCGTCATTCCATACCAATGTGGCTGGCAAGAGAACAACAGCTTTGTGTACAACAACCGCGTGTTCACCAAGGAGGGTACAGAGACCCGCATCCCGATGCCCGGCCTTGAGAACATCAACCGCAACACGTCAGGTGCTGGCAGTCTGGAGAACTGGCGCAAGCTGTGGCAGACCATATTCGTGGACAAGCCCGGCATGGAGACGGCGTTGGCTGTGTGTCTGGACTCGTTTGGTGCGCCGCTGATGCGTTTCACAGAGTATGAAGGCTTCGTGTGGCACATCGGGTCACGCTGGTCTGGTACTGGTAAATCACTGGTGCTGAGCGCCAAGGCTGGTGTATGGGGCAACCCTCTGCGTTACAGAACAGGTAAGGGTACATCGCCCGTAGCCATGCAACAACGCGCTGGTCTGCTCAACAGCATGCCGCTTCTGATTGATGAGATCACGAATACCCAGCGTGCTGACATGGAGTGGGCACCAACGTTCATCTTTGACTTTGCTGAAGCGCAGGGCAAAGAGCGTATGGAGTCTGGCGCGAACAAAGAACGCATCAACAACACCACATGGAAGACAACATGCACGATGACTTCCAACGAAAGCTTGACCGACTACATGGCGGGGGCAAGAAAGTTCAGCTCAAACGGTGAGCTGCTACGTATGCTGGAGTGGAATCCCAACGTCAAGCTGGAGTGGACACCCAAGGAACGCGAAGTGCTGTTGATGATGAAGCACAACTACGGCGTGGCTGGCGAAGCTTGGATTAAGTGGCTGACAAGAAACCAGCACATTGCAGAAGAAGTTGTGGCCAAGACGCACAAGCACCTGAAGAAAGTCATGGAGTTTGATGATGACGAGCGGTACTGGCATGCTGGCTGCACAGTGGTCGTTGCGGCGGCTGTCTTATTGCGCAGGGACTACGCCAACATTCTGGACGTTGAGGTGCAGAAAGTCATTGACGCTTTGAAAGTGCTTGTAGAGAAAGCCCGTGGGATTGTGCGTGGCAGTGTGCGCACCGCTGAGGATGTGTTGAACGCCTACACCGGAGACAACTACGGCAACTTCATCATCATCAAGAAAGCCGAAGGCCGCCTCATGGCCGCATGGGGGGATGGTGAGACGGTTGACAAGTCGATCACAAGGTCAAAAGTACTGGGGCGTGTTGAGCACGGCACGCTTGCCGACGGGTTCAGGGAGTATTACATTGAGGAACAACTGCTCAGGAAGCACTGCGTCAGCATGAGTTTCAGCTACGACGATTTTAAGAAGCAGATGGAGAAGATGTTCCGCGTCAAATACTCCAAGAAAGATATGCTGGGCAAGACCAACGGCCCGTCAATGCGCGTCAATGCAATGCACATAACTTTTGAGGAAGAGCATTTCAATGGAAATAATCTATCCGTGGGCGACACTTAAACCGGGCGAGGGGTTTTTTGTTCCCGGACTGGACGTAGAAAAGGTAAGGGAGTTGGGGCTACGCGCCTCAATTCCCTACAAGTACCGCACTCAAGCGTTTGTTGGCATCAGAAAGGGATTGATAGGTGTATGGTTTTATCGGAAACCTCTCTCACCGTTTGAGCTACGGCGATCTTTATCTTCCTGATCTGGTCAAGTTGCTCACGCTTGGCTTCTGGTGTCATGCTTGATGCGGTGATTGCACGTTCGGCCTGAGTCAACTTGTTCATGTTTGCTTTGAACTTGTTGGCCAAGTCTGCTTGCATGTATTCGTTGCCACGACGTTGGAGCAAGTCTTTGGCTTCCGACATACGCCCTTCCGCAACCATCCTGTCGAACGACTGTTTGACTTTGAGGTTCTCGTTCATGCGCTCATACACACTGTTGATGATGCCGCCAGCGTCGTTGGGTTGGAATGCCCCGCCAATGATTGGGTAGTCCGACAGCCGCTTGACCGCTTGCTCAGGAGTCTCACCTGTTGGTACGCCAACACTGAGTGCGTGCATGAACGCCAAGCCCATCGTGCCTGTGTAGCCGCTGATGAGTTGCTCAAACACGATTGGGGAGATACCGAAAGCCTTACCGACCGACTTGGCCAGCTCAGATGTATTGGCGCGGAACTGTTCTTCTGGTAACAGTTCTTTCTCCCGCGCAGACAGGATGTCCCTGCCTGTGTAGAACGACTTGCCAAGACCTGCCTCAATGGCGGGTTTCAAAGCCTGAGGTATGCCATAGGACGAACCGCCGGGGACTGTCTGCAACAAAATTTGTTTGAACGCCTTGACTGCTTCTTCGCCGCCATGCTCGTTGACCATGCTGTTGTACAGCGCCTCCGGCAATGCTTTGAAGATGTATCCAATCTCAAATGGGACGGGGATGCGCACAGGTTCATCCAGTCCGGGCACTCTCACAAACCAGTTGCCGTATTTCTGGTCAGGGGTAGCGTTCTTGTACGCGTCGTCGTCCTGCATCAAGGCGGCGTAGGCGAGGCTGGCAACAGCCATCATGGCTCCACGTTGCAACAACTTCTCACGGATACGCACCTGATCGTTGAACGGCATCTTGCCCATCGACGCTTTGTACAGCACGTTCAGACCTTGAATCTGGGCGTTGAAGAACGGGATCAGCGAATTGGCCACATGAACTGATGGGGATGCGCCACGCTTGTTAAAGTTCATGGACTCCAACGCCAGCAGTGTTGCCTCCATCTCAGACAGACCCTGCTCAATGTAGCTGTTGTACTGTGCACGACGTGTTGTGGCATCTGCCTCCATGCTCATGGCTTCAAGCTTACCCAGCGCAGTCATCCAACCCGGTTTGCCCTCAGCTACGTCACGCAGAATCTTGGTCAGGTCTGCGGCTCCACCAGTAAATTGCTGCCCACCAGTAACACCACGGCGCTCAAGTGTCTTTTTGGTTGTGGAGTTCAGTTCTTTCAATGCACCAATGACCGGCATAAAGTCTGCGCCAGAAAGAATAGGCGCGGCCAAGGAGTCACGGAACAATTGTTTTGCTGTGTACAGCGGGCTGATGGTAATTGCTTTACGCAACAACTGAGATGGCATCGCCATTACACGCAGCATTGTGGGCATTTGTGTGGGAATACCCTTCATGCCTTTGACCAGTATGTCGGCGGGCACACCAGTATCAAACTCTTTGTTGCCGATCTTGACTTTCTCGGTAGCAATCACAGCATAGCGATCTTTGCCGTCATCACGAAACTTAACTACGTCAGGGCCGTCCGCAATTTTCACAAACTTAGCAGCTTTGAGATCAACCAATTCAAACACAGCGTTCTTGGTAGCCAAATTACGCATACCCATGTCCATCAACATGTTGGTGTTCTGCACCGAGCTTGTCATGAAATCAAGGATGGGTTTGTCGCCACCTATCAACTCATGTAAGTACGGTTGTTCAGCAATACTGCCAATGCGGATGGGGGACTCGCCACCAATTAAAAGCTCGGCCACGCCGTTGCGTTCACGATAAAACGGGATGTAATCGTTCTCACTTAACAAACGCTTGGCCACATCTTTAGACAAAGCACCAGTGCTAACAACAAACTCAACCAAGTTGCGGTTGTACGCGTTGTACTCATCTCGCGCAAGTTTAAGCACATCCTCTAGGCCGGGTGTAGCCTTGATGGCGGCCATAGTGTCATCCAGCAGTTCTTGAGTCACATCTTCACCAAAATTCAACGTGCTCAGCCCTTTGTTCTTTGCGCGAAGTGCGGCCATATACAAAGTAAAAACACTGTTCACAGCTTCTGCGTTGCCCACCATAGGTTGTGCGTCTTTCAGAATCTGCACCACGTTGTGAATGTTGGCGCTTTCCTTGCTCTCTATCACACGCTCAACACGCCCATCTGGGCGAGTCTTCTCCACGATTGCAGGTGCGCCGTTGGAGATTGCTTGCGACACAAAGTTCATGCGCTGGTCGTACATGCGCAAGTAGTACAGCATCTGCGTGCCTTTGAGTGGCTCCATGTATTTGGCCAAACGCTCGAAGCCTGCAAACCTGTCCACAAGCTGTGTCTCAAAAGCCAGACCGGTCAAGTTGGCTTTAATTTTCTGCCACAAACTTCTGTCCTTGGCCACAATCTTTTTGATAAAACCGCCACGCTTGGCAATCTCAGGGTTTGTGAAATCTGCGGCACGCGAGAACAGTATCTCGCCTTTTTGCATTGGTTGTGTTTGATTGATTGGGTTGATGTCAGTAGCGATGATCTGCGCACCTTCATCTTTATCACCAAAGTCAACATAGTTGTATGTACCGGGTACTCCTGAGCTTGTAGCAGAATATCTTGATACACCATCAAAAAACTTAATACCCGCAACACCTTCAGCGTGCAACATCTCAGATGCAAACATGTCGCACAACTCACTTGGCATACCGTTTTGTTCAAGCACGGCACCTAAAGCGTTATACAAATCACGCCCATTTTGTCGGTCTGCCCGCACATGGCCTATTGAACGGTTAAACACTGCTTGTTGTTTTTTGTCCAATGAATCGTAAATGCGTTTGAACGCGTCTTTAACAACTTCTGGTTGTTTGTCTGCGTGGCTATCATAAAGAATGTACTCGTTTTCTGGACGCGTATGCAATGTGCGCATCATGTAGCCTGCTGGCTCAGGTACAGGTGGTGCCGACGCAGGGTTATATTGGAAATCGTTTACATCAAACGCATCAATAGCGTTTACAGTTTCTTTTGCTTCGTCGTACACTTGTTTTGTGTAGGGGTCTTTTCCATAAGTAAAACGCTTAAAGAAATCTTCAAATTCTTTTAATGTTTTGGTTTCTTCGGTTTTCACACGGGCAATAGCTTCTTTCCAAGACGGCGGTACACCGTCGTTGGCATCCATCATTTTTTCAAATGCGTGTATAACTTTTGCGGCAGCTATGTTTGTTTTATACGTGTCAATGTAATCTTTGCCTCTGTAAACAGGCGCGTAATAAACAGCTGCCAAATCTGCATCTGCCGTTTCTGCAAACTTTTTAAGTTCTTGAATTTTTTTATCTACTTCTTCAAGTGATAATCCGCGCATCCATTCAACACGCCAGCTTGTAGGTTTTGCTACTGTTTTTACGGCAACAGGCCCGTACCCGTAGTTTCTAATTGGGGTAGCAGTTACGCGTGTAGGCGTACCCATTGCCCTAACTTGTGCTGCGGTTATAGGTATAGCAGTTCGCGTTGGTTTTGCAGATGCGGGTAAATTTGCTAAAGGATATTTTGGTTTCTCCGCCTCAATGTTTTCTATTTCGCCTTGAATCGCTTCTTTAAAAACTTTATGTGGGTTTTCAATGCCGTTTGCGTTACCCGCTTCGCGCAAAGGCATATTTAAAAACTGTTCTGGAATACCTGCTGGCAGTTTACCTACAAATCTGGGTTTTTGGCTTTCAAACCATGCTTGTATATCCGGGCGATCAATCCATTGGTCATAAAGGCCGCCTATTTTTGTAACTGCTTCTACACGGTAAGATTCAGCAGTGCCGTATTTTTGTGCGCGATATGTTCCCCAACCATATGATTGGGCTTTTGAACCCGTGTTCATATACGTATGGTCAAACATATCAAACTTGACGCCTGTACCGTGCCAAGTTCCTTTGAGTTCAAGGTGTGCCGCGCCGTAGGCAAAGTTCACCAAGTCTCCAGCAGTCAAGTTTTTGGCGCTGATACCAAACTTCTCAAGCGCTTTTCTAAACCCATCCACCACCATCTTCAACCAGTTCTTGACTGCGTTGCCGCCTTTAACACCGACAGGCTCAACACCCATCTGCATAGCTTCTTCAACAGCGTATGCCAACAACTCATCGTCAATCTGGTGTGGGGGAGTGTTAGCAGCCTCAACCCTGCGCACGGCGGCTTTACCAACACGCGCCTCCATTGAGTCTTCAGTTTTGTTTGCCCAGTTCTTGACTGTTTTGACCAACGCGTTGTACTGGCCTTCGTTAAAGAAGTTGCGGAACCCCATGTGCACGCCAACTTCGTGGAGCAGCACGCCAAGTCCGTGGCCTTTACCGATGTTGTTGGCAAACAGTACCGCTTTGCCGTTTTGTACAAAGCCTTTGGCATCTGCTGGAATTAAACCCTCGTATTCAGATTTGCCTGTACTTTTTAATTTTGGTTGCTTATCAAGAAAATCTTGAACACTCTCATACACCGCCAATTTATTGGACACCAGCGCTTCAACCTTACGCCCAGTCACAGGCTCGCCCATACCGGCGGTGAGTTCTGCTTCAAGCTCAGCCTTGGTCAGACCTTTTACGGGGGTGCCGCGAGAGAACTCAAAGTCATCAAACAACCCCATGTTGGGGTCAAGCATTTTTCCTTGCTTGCGTTTGCTTGGTTCTTTTAACTGTGGTGCTTTGGTACCAAAAATCTTTTTGGACAAGTCATTGGCATCGCGTATCTCAGCGCGATTCATCTCATCCAGTTCTTCTGGCGTAAGTGCTTTAGTTACGCCTGACCCAGTGCGAAATGGCTTAGCCGCCGCCAACGCGGCGGTGCTCGGCACAGTAGCAGCCTTTGGTTCGGGAGCAGGTTTGCCTGCAAGGAACACTTCTTTCTGCGCTTCCAACGAAGCCAGCTTTTGCATAGCGCCCAACTTGAGCGTAGCTTGTACACGTTTGACGTTGGTTGTCTTGGGGTCGGCCATGATGTCGGCCAACTGATCCATGTTCTCAGGCCCCATGAACGACTGCACTTCACCACGTGCGTCAAAGATCTCGTCATCAAATATTTGAGTTTGTTTGTCTTTGACGCGTTGAAGCACTTCGGCTTCATCAACTTCTTTGGCTGCTTGCATGCCTTTGTCACGCAGATCATCAAGGCGCTTCTGCTCAGGCGTGCTGATCTCAGCAACTTTGCGGCCTTTTTCAAACACTGCGCCGGGCAAGTCTTTAACGCTGATGCCGTCTTTCTTGAACGCAGCAGTGACTTTGGGCCACCAGACCTGCACATCTTTCTGGAACTCTTCTGCACGTTTTTGCGCTTCGTCTACAGCAGCCTGCTGTGCTTTTACTTGCGATTCCAAACGCTGTGCGGCAAACGGGTATTTGAGTTTACCTAGCGCACCCACTCTACCAGTCTCAACAGCCGTCAGTGGCTCCTTGCGCATAGTTGCAAGTTGACGCTCAAGCAACTCCAAGTACTCCCGTTCTGCCTTGAGGTCTTTGTCCAGCATTGCTTCAGTGACGACAACATCGTTTTCAATTTCACCAAAGCGTGCTTCTTGCAGGTCGGCCAGTTCTGTTTCAGCCGCCTCAATGTTCTCAACAAGCCCTTGAACTTTTTGCAAGTTGTTAATCAGGTTTGGCGCTTGGCCAGTACCCTCAGTCATTTCTTTCTTAGCCGCTTCAATCTGCGACTCAACTGTGGCCAGACGTGTCTTAGCAGCTTTCAAAGCACGACGTGCGCGTTCAATTTCAGGGTCAAGCAACTCACCCAACGTATTAGACAGGCGTTGACGGGCTTTGCCCATCGCCTTGGCCATGGCATCTTTGTAAGCGCCGCGTTGTGATTGCAACGCAATTTCGGAGTCAAGCATTGCGCGTTGACCGTCAGTCAAAAAAACAGAGTTACGCAAACTGTCTTTGATGAGCTTTAACTTTTCCAGTAGTGGTTCAACAGTTTTGCGAGCTGCTTCTGATTGTTTACGCACAGCCGCATTACTGTCTTGCATCAGTTCAACTAAACGGTTGTTTGTGCTTTCAAGACGTTGCCCCAATGAAAGTGCTTGCAGAGCCTGCTTAACGTTCTTTTCGTACTCAGGAATTTTGTTTGTGTTGAAGTCTTGAATTAACTTGTTTACTTTTTGTTTTTGTTCTTCAGTAAACACAGACATTGCTTTTTCTTGTTGCGCAGCCGTCTTACCAATATTTTGTCTGGATACTTGCAAGTAACGATCCATCAGCAGCTTGTCTTCTTTTGTAACGCCTGCTTCTGGATATGACGCAAACATTTTTGCAATGTCTGCGTTCGAGTACTTGCCAATATTGAAGTCTCCCGGCTTAAGCAGGAAAAACTGCATTTGATTTTTAATGGCTTCAAGTTGTTCTTCTATTGCTTCAACTTGCGCAAAGCCTTGTTTGTCTCTGGCAGAACGTGCTTTTTGTTTGGCTTCTGTTTTTGCTTTGACTTTGCGTGCTTGCGCTAACGCTTCCCACACAGGTTTGATTTGTGGGGACTTGGCAAAGTTGGCGGCAGTGGCGCGGATGTACCCCAGCTCTTTACGTGTTTCAGGGAACAACTGGCCTTGACCTTTTTCGCCTTCTCCAACCGCTTCACCTTCCTGAGCTGTACGTTCATACAGCTTAATGGCATCTTGAAGCTCACGCAATGAGCTACCTTCGGGTGCCAGTTCGGCTTCGTAACTTACCGTTTTGTATTTGCGCCCACGTTCTCCAAAGCGTGTTTCTGCTTCTCTGCCGGGGACATTCTCTACAACGCGTTTGCCGGAAACTGCTTCGCGTTTTGTGTATACCTGTTTGCCAAGGTCTTCGCCGCGCAAAATGCGGGCGGCTTGATTCTGGGCTGCGTCCAACAATGTTTTGCTGGCTTTGCCGTCGTCAATGATTTCTTTGGCACGTTCCAGTGAGTTTTGAATTTCTTCCGGCGGGTTGCGTGTCAGCGCTTTGTCTATCATGTTGCCCACGTATTCACGTAGGCGGCGCATTTCTCCACCAGTCGTCTTGGCTGTTTCACCACGGGCTTCGGCAACCTTTTGCGCTTCAGTGGCGGCAAACTGTTGTTTCAGTACAGGAACTTCGCGGGTAGCTGTGGATGGCAGTTGGGATAAGTTGTCAACAACTTTGGCAATCTGGGCTTTGAAATGCTTGACTTCCTTGTCGCTCAGACGGGCAATCTCATTCAACGGCGTGGTGGCCAGATCACGGGTCTTCAAAACACGTTTGGTAACAGCGCCACGGATAAGTTTGTTTGCCCGCATCTGCGCTGGCTGCACCACTACTTCTTCAAGCTCAGGTTTCACAGGCGCTGCCTGTGCACGGCTCAACCATTCACCCACCACATCATGAATGCGCGACGCGGCCTTGATAGCTTCGTCGTAAGTCAGTTCGGGTTTACCCGAAACACGGCGGTGGATGGCAGCTTCTTCCAACACGGCAGATATGTACTTGCCACGGGCTTCTTCAGCTTGCTTGGCCAACATTTCGGGGGTGGCAGCAGCCACACCTTTGCCGGGTTCTACACCTTCTCTGCCCAAAGCATCACCACGGCGCAGGCGGTCAATCTTGTCTTCAATCGTGTTTAAAGCCGTGTTTTGTTCATTTCGTACACGCAGTACTTCCCGGGCATAAACGCTGGCTTGTGGGCTTGTTTTGGCGCTGGGGAAACGCCCTTTTGTCAGTTCTCCAGCAGGTGTGGGTTCTGCAAAAGCGTTGATTTGCTCAAGTGCCTGATTGCCTCTTTCAAATGCTGCGGTTGCAGCGTCACGGTTGTTTGAACGCAGTGCGGCATCTCTGTCCGTATTAGCTTGGTCTATTTCATCCAGCAACGTGTTTATCTTTTCCCGCGAACGTTCTGCCATTTTGGGCTGCGTGAACGGTTTCAGCTCAGGGTTTACCGCTATGACTGGGGGTTTACCTTCAGCAATCTTCTCCAGCTTCGGCTCGACCATGTACTTAAAGAACATGTCATCACCAACGTCATCACGCTGGCTCTTGAGGTCGTCCATGTAAGACGTAAACGCCTGTACTTGCGGAGATTCTTCTGTCGGTTGAGGCACACCAAACGCGGTCTTGCGTGCGCCCATTTCTTGTTCAAAGGCGGTTTTTTCAGCGGTGGCTTTCTCTTTACGCGCAGGCGCAAGTTGCAATTTCAGCGCGTCCAACACCGCAGAATTACGCACACCGGTGGGCAATCCGGGCAGTTGCATTCTGTTGCGTTCAATGTCTTCAGCCAAGTTGGGGTTACGCATCAGGTATGCGACGTAGTCGGCCACCGCTGCGTTGGGGGCTTTCTCACTGGCAAGTTGCTGGTTGTTGGCCAACTGAATACTCTCAGCGGCATACCGCGTCGCAGCATCTTCCGCCTTCGGTGCCGTGGGCGGCACGATTTCTTGGTCGTAATACATCCGTGGTTCGGATGGCGCTTGTGCGGCTTCTTCTGGCTTCAAACCCAACGCATACTCGTACGGGGTCAGCTTGGCAACCTTCTCTTCTTCAGCAGCACGTTTCAGAATAGGCTTGACACGTACATACTCATCCGCCAACGGTTTGAGTTCTTTGTTTATGGCTTCAATCTGGCGATTGATTTCGCGGTTGTTTGCATAGTCCGTTTCTGGGGATATGCCTTTCTTTATGGGGATCAGCTGCGACTTGAGCGCCTTACGCTGGGCTTCCAAGTCCTGCGTCTTCTGGAACACTTCTTGGGCGTACTCAGGGCTGTTCAGCCGTATCTTTTCTTCTTCCTGCTGTTTCTCAGCTTCAGCACGGGCTTGCTTCACCTCATCTGTAAGCGGAGTTGTGGGCGCACGGCGACCGATAGCTAAGTCCAACAACCCTTGTGCCAACGCACCGACTGCACCGCCGTAGGCAGCAGACTCACCAACCTGCTCAATGATTTCTTGCTCAGGTTTATATATACCTTTGGTAATAATGTTCTGCGCTGCTTGAGACGCGGCTTCTTGTGCGGCCTCCTCGCCGCCAGCCATCAGGGCACGCTTGACATACGACGTGGCACCCTCAAGCACAGGCTCCCCAAGACGTTTCAGAATACGTGTGGGGGCAAACATCTCTGTCGCACCGACCACGGCACCCAGTGCAGTGGAAGCAGTTTGTTGTCCTTCTGTCGCGCCTTCAGCGGCAGATTTCTCTACCTGTGTGCCAGCACCAGCGCCAATACCAAGGCCATATCCGGCTACACGCCCAGCCAGACCAAACGGCCCAGTGGCAAGGAACGGTGCAATAGAGCCTGCGGCTTCACCAAACTTGCGCCCCACCGTGTCTTCATACCCCGGCGCAGCAGCAAACGGAGCCTTGGCTGCGGCAGCAGTCTCTTTGATGTATTTTTGTGTGGCTTTTTCTTGTTCTTCTGGGAGCAGTGCGGATATACCGGTACCAGCTTGCTCAACAAGACCAATAGCGCCGGGGACAAGACCTTTAAAGAATTCTTTGGTCTGCCCACCAAACGTGGTTTCTTTTGGTGCTGCCGGAGCTGCAAGTCTAAACGCCTCAGGATACATCTGCTGCGCTCGGGCATATGCCTGCTGCGGGGTTTCCCCCTCTCTGATTGCTACGTAACTACCATCTGGTAACGGGACAGCTTGAGGCATATTATTTTCCGAATTGTGCGGCTTGGTCTTACAACCGCAGCAGGCCGAACTACTGCGGTTGTGGGAGTTTAACGCTTATGGGCGAAGATTTGTAGCACCCCCCGGCACGTTAACCGGATTAATCATCATCCCTTGCATGTGCTGCTTGATAGACGCTGCCAACTGACGATCTTGTGCTGAACCAGCTTCAAGGCGCGGCAACAATGATGGGTCTTTAAGCGCTTCCAAAGCAAATGCGTTGATGCCTTTAGATTCTGTACCTGCTGTTGCATAGTCTTTGTATGCGGCAAGCAGTTTGGGGTTTGAAAGAATACGTTCGATGCCGGTAGGCGCATTGGCTTGTATTTGAGTACGTTGCAGTGCAGCAGCATTGTTTGCTGCGTCCCGTTGTGCTTGTGCGCTTTGCTCAAACACTGATTTGTTTGCTTGCATTTGCACGTCATTTGCTGAACGTGCGTTTGCAGAAGCCAACGTGGTGCTGGTATTCCAGATATTGGATGCGGCATCTTTGTTGGTTTTGAACAGTGTGGCGGTAATGTCAATACCTTTTTCATTGACCCGAGCCAGTCGATCAGTTGCTTTTTCTTGCAACCCCACAGACGTTTTAAAGTCGTCTCGTGCAGCAGCGTTGCGTGCGGCTTCAATTTCAGCGTAGGCTTTGTCGCGCTCAATGGCCAGTTTGCGGAAATCTTTGATAGACGCTGAGTAGTCTTCCAAACCTGCCATTGCGCCTTTGCCAATATTCTCAAACGCGTTTTGGGACGTTCCAGCCATCATGCCCAGACCGGCTTTAAAGATTGCCATTGCCTTGGCATCTGCTTTGCTTACAACATCTTCAGCCTCACGTTGTTTCAAACGCGCTTCTGCTTGTTCTCCGGGTTTTGCTAACCCAGCAAGACCTTTTTCGTAGGCTTTGGAAAGGTCTTCGTTTGACTTGATCGTGTCTGAGCGAAGTTGGTTAATACCCGTAGTGAGTTCTGATCCAGTGCCAAACTTGTTGCTTGCAGCCACAGCTTCTTCAGCAGTCATCGGTTCTGTTTTCAACGCTTTTACACCCGACATCAAATCAACAGGCGCAGCAGTTACGGCAGGCGCAACAGGTTTAGCCGCAACAGGAGCAGCGGCAGGAGTAGCAGGAGCAGCGGCAGGTGCAGCAGGTTTAGCCGCAACAGGAACAGGGGGCGCAACCTTGGCACCAACGGGGTAGTCAAACGGCCCAGATGGGCGGCTTGCTGCCGGAGCGGCAGCTGCTGGGCTTGAAAGCGCTTTGATTGCTGCAATTGCTTCTTCTTTGGAAGCAAACTTTTGTCCTTTTAACGGTGTCAAAGGGCTTGGATTACGTGGGTTGTAAGGGGCGCTAACGTAGTACGGCTGACCAATACCGCCGGTGTAAATGTAGTCTTCAGGGTTGCCCGTAAACACGCCGCCAGCATACCCCGGCACTTTGCCACCATCTTCAAACGCAACAATGCCGCCCTCAGCCATGCGCTGCATGTTCTGGGCAGGAAGCTGGCCAATGCCTGTATCTTCGGGAAGCATTTGTTGTTGCGGTGCAGGAGCCACCATCTGGGCAATCTGTTGGTCAGCCACTTTGGGTTGCGGCATCATGCCTGCTTGGCCAGCTTGACCCGCTTTCATCTGTTTCTTCTGGTTTGCAATAGACAGCGCCAGCGTCACGATGTAAGGATCGTTTTTGTGCAACGCAGCATATTGCTGCAACTGCGGCAGCTCCATGCGGGACATCGTATCGGTGAGAGTCTTTACGTTAAGCATGAGTGTTCCTTACTGCATTTTCATCAGTGCCAACTCAGCCAAACCGGCTGGTTGTTTTTTTGCTTTGATCGAACCGCCCTTGGCTTTGCCCGCGACTGAGCCGGTGCTACCCAGACCGCCAAGTTGAGACAGTCCGTATGCGGCTGTGCCTAAACCAGCCAATTGAGAAGCCATGCTTGGCGCGGCTTGATACACCTGCGTGGTGGCTGACTGCATGGGCAGACCGCGAGTCAACGCGTTCATATTGGCCAACTGCAACATGGGGTACTGCTGCGCGGTTGCGTAGTCCTGAATCTGTTGATTGATCTTGGCTTGCTCCAACGCTTGTTGTTGTGCGCCGTACTGGTTCTGCAACTGGTTGATGCCCATTTGCTGGCCGTAGATATTTTGGCCGAGTTGCCCCAACTGGCCTGCGGCTTGTAGCCCGGTCTGAAGACCTTGCATACCGAGGGTGGCACCAAACTGTTGTTGGCCGATGTTGGCTTGTTGCGCCTGCATCCGTGCGGCTTGATCGGCGTTGAACTGCTGCTGCGCTTGGCTGAATGCGGTATTGAGTCCCTGCGCTTGGATAGCGCCTTGCTGGTCAGCTAACGCACGGTTTGCTTCGGCATCAGTAATGGCTTGACGTGAACCACCGAAAGCGCCAGCTTGCACAGCTTGTGCATTGCGCCCTGTTCTGGCTATGTCGGCTTGGCGTTGGGCTGCGGCTTGCTGAACATTTACCACGCTTTGCATATACGGGTTCATGTACTGTTCAGCTTGACGTTGGCCAAACTGTTGAGACCGCGCCATCATCGGGTCATACTGCATACCCATAGCACCCATACCGGCAGCGCCGGTCATGCCCGCAGCAATACCAGTTTCAGGCGTTACGCCCATATTTGCCGCTTGCCGTTGTGCTTGTTGTTGTAATGGAGAGAACCCCGCAAAGTAATCGTTGGGGTCAGTGCTGAATGGTTTGTACGGCTTTATATTTGTGGGGTTGCCCGCAGCATCGTAGTTAAAAATTTCTTTTTGCGCGGAGCCAAGCATTTGCTCAACATATGGCTGAGCATATTCAGGAATGTTTGATGTCTGTGAATACGTTGTGTTTGGTTGACTGCTTCCGCCACCGCCCATGTACAAGATGAACTGCTGACCAGTCAGCCAGTTAAAAAAACGTTTGACAATATTCATAATTCAATCCTCATCACTTGGTGGGTGTTTTCCAGCCCCATCTTTTCGTACATCTGAACCAACGTGCCTCGCGCCCAACACTGTGCTTTAGTTGCCCCAAAGGTTTTCATCCATTGTTTGGCTTCTTCAAACACGTGCTGTCGGACTATCCCTTTGCCGCCCATCAAATTGACGTGCGCGACGCGCTCACGCGGGTAGTCCATGAATTCCACAGTTACAGCACCTGTAATGCCTTCATTTGGTTCTTCCCACACCAAAAGAAACACTCTGCCGGTTCGCACCGAGTACTCCACTTGCTCAATGGTAATCATCTCAGGTTCAAGGTCAATGGCTTTTTGCAACAACGGCGCAGCAATAGGCCACACTTGCGGCAACTCATTTGGGCGTATTTGGTACAGCGGCATGTTTAAGCTAAGTACTTCTCAGGGTTAATTTGTTTGCCTTGTTTCTTTGTGCCTGTACGGGCTTTACGAACCCTGTCCATCATCTTGTACAGCTGTTTGGCACCAGCTTCAGAGGAGCCATTACCGAGGTGGGAAACCACATCGGCAGGAACTACAAACTCTTCGTTGGCCAAGCGTGCGGGCTGTTTGTTGGCAATTGTTGCAGGGATGTCGTCAGACATGCCGTCTCCGGGGCCTTTGAGCATGCGCCCACCACGAGCATAGTCAGAGTAACCACCCAAATCAGCCAGACCGCCATGTGCATATTGCGCACGATAGTAGTTTGGCGTTGGTGGTTCGTAGCCTGAGTATGCGCCAGCGTTAAACGTGGATTTGTATTTTGGTTTTTCGTAGGGTTTGGGTTTATTCAAGTAGTTGTACGCAGACATTGCCCCCAACCCCGTACTCAGTGGGTTTTTCTTTGCGTACTCAACTCCTTGGTTAAGCAGACTTTCCAACCCGCCTGAACCCGGCGCAGCATTTGGCGCGGTTGTTTGCGGAGTCCACTCAAGAGGTTTTTCTACTTGGTTCATTGCCGAAGGCGCAGCTTCTGGCTGTCCTGCGAACTGCGTAGGAAACCTTGTATCAACAGGTGGTTGTGCAGCGGCGGGGGCTTCTACAACAGGTGCAGCAGGTAATTCCATGGTAGGCGCAACGGTAGGAGCCACAGTGTTAACGGGAGCTTGAGGAATCGGGGGTAGTGGGTTACCTACAGACCCCGGATAGTTCGCTGCATTTACAAGAGGTTCAGCAGGGCCAGCAAACGAGTTGTTTAAAAACTCTGCCTGTGACATAGGGATATTGTTTGCTTGCGCTTGTTGAAATACTTGCTCAATCCCTGTGGGATTTGCGTTTGCACCCACCTCTTGCGCCAAAGTCTGAATGCCGCTGGTTGATGCCTGTTGTGCGGCTTGTTGTGCAGCCTGTTGTGCAGCAGCTTCGGATGCAGCTTGTGTGGCGGCTTGCTGTGCGGCTTGTTCTGCGGCGGCTTGGGCTGCGGCTTGTGTGGCGGCTTCGGCAGCGGCGGCTTCGGCAGCGGCTTGGGCTGCGGCTTCGGCAGCGGCAATTTCTGCGGCAGTTGCGGTTGTTGCAACAGCGGCTTCTGCGGCTACAGGCAAAGCTAATTGGGGCATATCAAACTCCTCGTTTCATCAAAACAAACCCGCCGTTACGAGCGAATTCTTTGAAACCAAACATGGTTATCAGCTTCTGGGCTTTTACATCATTTTCAAAGGGTGTAGCATACACTTCTGTGTACTTTTTGTCTTTAAAATTTTCAAGGATGCCTTTGAAAATTTGCTGATACCTTTTGAACTTGGATGGTGTCCAAGCACCTTCTTTAAATGTCAAATGCAACGCCACCTTTGTGCGATTGAGCATGTAGTCACACAGCACTTCAATGTCGGTGTCTTCATAAAGCTTTTCTCTTACTGGTGGCATCATGTTGAGAGCGCAGACACAAATGAAAGTGTGGCTACGACGGACTGGGTGCTGGGGCGCACGGGGCCGGTTGAAGTGGGGTAGTGTTGAATTGACACTGAGGCAAGGGTTGCTGACCACC